ACAGGCTATAATGCAAGTTCTGCTGGTCCATTGACTGTTGCAAATAATGTAGTTGTAACAATAGCGAACAATAGTAGCTGGACAATATTTTAAGGTAAAACATGGCTGGTACAATTATTGCAGATACAATTCAAGCGACCTCACAGCAGATTAGTCTGAATGTGGGTAACACTACTATCCTTACGGCTAGTAGCACTGGATTGACTTTGATTCCTACAACCAATGTAAACATCAATGTAACTAACAGCATTGTGAATTTGACTTCTGGTAATGTGAGCAGACCAGGACTTACCTTCAGTGGTAACACATCAACTGGTATGTACATGCCACTTGCAAACACAATTGCATTTACTGCGGCTAATACTGAGTCAATGAGAATTGATAGTGCTGGTAATGTGGGGATTGGTACGACTTCGCCAGCGGTAAAACTTCATGTAAGTGGTGGGACGCAAAGAATACAATCAACTGGCTCAACAACAAATGCTTTTTTAACTTTACAAAATGATGTTGGAACTCAAGCCATTTTAGGAATTATTAGTTCTGGAAACAGCCCAGCTAATAACTTTTACATAGAGACAAACGCAGGAAAAACTGTTTATGTTGATGCCAGTGGTAATCTTATATTAAGAAGATCCGCTCAAGTAAACTCTGCCACCATGACATGTTCAGCAAGCCAAAATTCAAGACAAATTTCATTTGTTAATAATAACAACAACAATGAAACTGGATATATTTTTTGTTTGAATGATGGAACATCAACACAGTATGCAACTACATCTGATTATCGTTTAAAAGAAAATGTTACACCAATGACAGGTGCATTATCTGTTGTTGCACAACTTAAACCAGTTACATATAAATGGAAATTAAATGGTTCTCATGGTCAAGGTTTTATTGCTCATGAATTACAAGCCGTTGTGCCAGATTGTGTAAGTGGTGTAAAAGATGAGATTGAAATTCAAAAAGACGAAAATGGTAACGATAAAACTGTTCCAAAATACCAAGGTGTTGACACTTCATATCTAGTAGCAACTTTAACAGCCGCAATCCAAGAACTCAAAGTAATCGTTGACGCACAAGCAGTTGAAATCGCCGCACTGAAAGCAAAATAAGAGAAATTTATGGCAAGCACAATTAAAGCAGATACACTACAGTCTACCACATCAAATGTATTCGTTCTGAATTCAGCTGGTACTGAGTATGCACGATTTGATTCGAGTGGTATTCCAACATTTCTCAAAGCCGCAAGTGGTGGTATAACAATTCAAAAATTTACTTCTGGTTCAGGTACTTACACTTCTCCTGCGGGAGTAAAAGCCATCAAAATTACACTTGTTGGTGGCGGCGGTGGCGGTGGCGGTATTAATGGCTCTGGTGCGGCTGGTGGTGGCGCTGGCGGTGCAACTGCTTTATGGATGTACCCTAGTGGATTTGCCGCTCAAACAGGATATGCTTATGCTGTTGGTGCCGGTGGCGCTGGTGGTGTAAATACAAGTGCGTCAACTGGATCAACGGGCGGAAGCACAACTTTTACTATTGGCGCAACGACTGTAACTGCGGCGGGTGGTGCTGGCGGTCAGGCTTCTTTGGGTGGCACAGCCGCTGGTGGTTTAGGTGGAACAGCAACAAACGGCACTGTCAATATTGAAGGTGGCGGTGGTGGTGAGTCTTATGGGCCAAGTTTATTAGGTGGTACGGGTGGTAGTTCGACTATGGGTGGAGGTGCTAGACAGGCTTTTGGTACAGCTACTGCTGGCGGTAATTATGGTGGAGGTGGTGCTGGCGCAGTTAACAATGCCGCATTAGTTGGTGGTGCTGGTGCTGGTGGAATAATCATTGTTGAGGAGTTTTATATATGAAATACGCAATTGTTAAAGATGGCGTTGTTGTTAATGTTATTGAATATGAATCACAACCTACAACACCTCCTGCGGGTTTTGAAGAGGGTTATGTAGCTGTTCAAGCTGATAATGTAAGCGTTGGTTGGACTTATGCTAACAGTACATTTACAAATCCAAATCCACCTGAAGTTATTGAAATGCCAACACCTAAATCATTAACTGACATGATTTTAGAAAATCCAACAGAACTAGCAAAATTAAAACAAGCGTTGGGAATCTAATATGACCTACTATATACTTAACACATTAGGATAAAAAATGGCAGGTACTATAATTGTTGACCGCATAGAATCAGATGCATCATACGCATCTTCGATTAATGTTGCGGCGCAGGTGACATTTTCAAACACCGTTAACTTTGGTGTAAGTAGTGTGGCTCCTGTTGCTGGTGTATATTCACCAACAACAAATAACTTAGCATTTACTACCGCATCAACTGAGCGTGTGCGTATTGATAATGCTGGTAATGTGGGTATTGGTACTAGTAGTCCAACAACTTATAAGTCTGCAAAATTAGCAATAAGAAATAGTGCTTCTTCTGGAGAATCAGTTCTTGCTATTATTAATAATTCATCAAATGTATATGAAGGCGCTGGAATATTATTAGGTAGTACGGCTGCAAGCACAAACTATGGTGCTACTTGGTTGTATCACACTTACAATACTAATAGTCCAACAAATACTACTTCATATGCGTTTAATATATCGCAACGAGCAACAGACGGAACATATGTATCTAATATTTGGAATGTAGATTATCAAAATAGTGTAAGTTCTTGGTACAGACCAAATACTAGTGCTTTACAAATGCAACTTGATGCTAGTAACAATTTGCTTTTCAACTCAGGATATGGTTCTGCCGCAATTGCATACGGCTGTCGTGCTTGGGTAAAATTCAACGGCACAGGTACTGTGGCTATTAGTGGTAGTGGAAATGTGACAAGTATTACTGATAATGGCACAGGTGATTACACAGTTAACTTTACGACTGCAATGCCGGATGTGAACTATGCGGTCAGTGGCTTTAGCGGGACAAATAGACTTGTTGCTTGGAATCAGACTAGTCTTAACTACGCTACAACAGGATTAAGAATTGCACATACCACTGCTGGTTCTGCTGAAACCGATGATAGAGCGGAAAGAATTTCCGTAAGTATATTTCGATAAGGACAACCATGAACTCAAGAATTATTTACCCAACAGATGATGGCGGTGTTGCAGTCATTGTTCCTGCACCTGAGTGTGGCTTAACCATTGAACAAATTGCCGCTAAAGATGTTCCTGCTGGCAAGCCATTCAAGATTGTGGATGTTACTGACATTCCATCTGACCGTACCTTCCGTAACGCATGGGAATACCAAGCATGATTACTATTAACATCACCAAAGCAAAAGCAATTGCACACGACAAACGCAGAGAAGCCCGCACTGAAGAATTTAAACCACATGATGAAATCATTATGAAACAAATTCCTGGTACTGATGCAACAACTGCTGAAGCCGCAAGAGCCGCAATCAGAACTAAATACTCAACAATGCAAACAGCAATTGATTCAGCATCAACTGTAGATGCTATCAAATCTGCAATGCCTCAAGGATAACAAAATGCCTTTAAGCAGAATAACAAATCCGTTTCTAAATGTCTCTGGTGCAGTCAATGCTAACATTGCATCGCCTTCTGCAAACACGATTGCATTTACCACTGCTACTACCGAAAGAATGAGGATTGATTCTTCTGGCTTAGTTGGAATTGGTACTAATACGCCAAGCTCTTATGGCGGTGGTTTGGTTGTTAGAAAATCTAATACGGGTCAAGGCGTAACAAACGCAACAGCACAATTCTCTGATGCAGTTAACAGTTCATTATGGATTGGCCACGGTTCTGGTGTTACAAATCTTATTTCCGAGCAAGCAATTACTTTTGGTAAAACAGATGGTTCTACAACAACAGAACGCATGCGTATCAACGCTGGCGCACCAATTCTTTGTTTAGCAGGCGGTAGCACCACAGCCACAGGCACAGGCATCGCCTTCCCCGCAACTCAATCAGCATCATCTGACGCAAACACGCTGGATGATTATGAGGAGGGTACTTGGACACCTGTAATAGTTGGGTCATCCACCGCCGGAACTGGAACATACTCTGTTCAAAATGGAAGATATACCAAAATTGGTAATAGAGTTTATTTTGGAGTTTATTGTATATGGTCAGCGCATACAGGTACAGGTGATATGACTATGGGTGGATTACCATTCACATCAAGTGGCAGTAATTTTACAGGCGTTTCAATAAGATATTCTAATTTAACTTGCTCTGCAGGTTATATTTGTACCCCAATTGTTGCAGATAATCGCTCAGATATTGTATTTCAACAATCTGTGGTTGGGGCGGCGGCTACTGCATTAGGGCAATCTTTGGATGTCTCTGCGGATGTAATTATGGCTGGTCATTATTTTATAGCATAAAGGAAAAACACAATGTCAACATTCACAGAAACAAAAGTAATTGACCAAATTACAGTTACAGAAAACGGTATAGTTTTATATCGTGAAGCGACTCGTATCTTAAAAGATGGTGAACAAATAGCGCAAACATATCACCGCTCGTCCCTCACTCCAGGTCAAGACCTCACAAATATTCCTGCTAATGTAGCGGCCATCTGCAATGTTGCATGGACACCAGCAGTCATTGCCGCATATCAAGCACAGATACAAGCAAACCAATTGCCACAATAATAGAATTCACTATAACAAATCCCCGCCAAGGCGGGGTTTTTTGTTTCTATTACTACCATGAATGACTAAATAGAGTATTAACAAGTTTTCGGGGGAATGCAATGGCTGGTTATGCAGAAATTACGGTCGAACAAGGCGCCAATTATTCATCAGTTGTCAAAGTAAATGATGCCACTGGTGCTGGTCAAAACTTAGCGTCATATAGTGTAGCCGCACAGATGCGTAAATCACACTACTCAACTACGGCAGTTGATTTTACAGTTTCAATCACAGAAGCCGCTAATGGTGAAATAACAATGACCATGACCTCAGCAAACACTTCAAATTTGACTCCCGGAAGATATGTTTACGATTTGGTTATGACAAGTCCATCAAATATTAAAACTAGAGTTGTTGAAGGTATTGCAACAGTTCTTCCATCAGTCACACGATAATGGTAACTAATGTAACAGTAATCACTAACTCAGCATCAACGGTTACAGTTAAACCTGCTAAATCGACTGTTGCTTCAGTTACAACAATCCCATCTTCAAACATCTCATTGGGAAGTTTGTCGAATGTGAACACCGCAAACACATCTAATGGTAGAACACTTGTCTACAATTCGATAACACAAAAATACGAAGCCGCTGACCCATACATCAATGCACTAAGTGGCGGTACATTCTAATGTCATTAATACAGATAAAAACCTCTATTGCCAATTCAGCGCCAACAACGCTTGAATTAGGCGAACAAGGATATTCATATGTTAGCAATACCTTATTCATAGGTACTGCTAATGGTGATGGGGTTTTAGTTGTTGGTGGACAAGCATATATTGATAGACTAAATTCTTCGTATGCACAAGCTAACACAGGAACAATAACTGCACAGGCTGCCTTTAATGCGGCAAACAATGTTGGTCCACAAATACAACCAGCACATGATAAAGCAAACTCTGCTTTTGACAAAGCTAATTCAGCAAACAATTTAGCACAAGCGGCATACAATCAAGCAAACACTAAGTTTGCATCTGCTGGTGGTACCATTTCTGGTGATGTAACTGTCTCGGGTAATTTGACTGTTATTGGTAGCAATGTATATGCCAATACAGAAACGGTCTTAATCAAAGACAACATCATCACACTCAATGCGGCTATTGGATCATCAGCAACTCCTGCGGCTAATGCTGGTATTGAAATTGACCGTGGCGCATCAGCAAATGCATATTTGATTTGGGATGAAGGTAATGACAAATGGGTTTACTCTTCTGATGGTGCAACATATTATACTATTGCAGATGCTGGCAGATTAGATTCTGCTTTTGCACAAGCTAACTCATCATACAATGCCGCAAACAATGTTTTTGGTAACACTGTAGTTCTTGGTGCAAATACTGCTGGCGTTCTTGTAAGTAATGCTGTGACATTAACGCAAGCTACAACGGTGACAAATGGTCTTGCACAAATCAATCAGATTCTTGGTAAATTAGTACCACAGTCTCCTGGTGCTTTTCCAAATGCAACTTCATTAGTTGTAAATACTTTGTCAACTTATAGAATGACAAGTTTTACACAAACTGATAGAACAACAACAGCAAGCAAACAGGCTGCCGCAGGTTCTACAGTTACTTCAGTTCGTAGAGCCTCATCATATACAACAAATACATTTAATGATGTGGGTCCAGGTGAATCTGGTACTCTAACACTTGTAAAGAATAATGTTGCTACAGGTGCAGTTACATTTACATCATCAAGCGCAAATGGAACATACAGTGATTTGATTGTTACTGATAGTAAAGATTATGCACAGACTGGTAGAATTTCATATGCTGACTTTTGGCGTAGTTTTGACTGCCAAGGTTCTGGTACAGTAGCAAATGGATGGAATGAAATTTATCTTTCACATTCTGCTGGTTCAAATACATCAGCCGTTTCTTGGTACTATGATGATTCGGCTCCAGGCTCTCCAACATTTGCAACACCTACAATTGTTCCATCATCAACAACTGTAATCTATTCAAGCACAGTACCACACTACACAAGTGCAACAACATTCTTATTGGGTGTCAATGTATCTAAATTAAGTGGTGACATGTACCCGACCAGTAATAACTTTTTTACTGGCACAGCAGGTGGTGCATTTGGTGCACCATCAAGTAACAACTATCCTGCTGTTGGTATCACATCAATGGCAAGAAACTATCTTGTTTCTAGTGGTTCTATTGTTGTGAATACATCATCAACTATTATCGCAGGATTTGGTTCATCCGCAACCGGTCCAAGTGTTACAGTAGATAACAGTTACTCTACTGCATCACAAGCATTTACAACCGCATTAGCAAATACTGTTTTGTATAAAACAGGTACATCAAGTTTGATGGAAGAAACCGCAGTGACTTTTGGTTCGACTGTCGGTACTGGTTCAGGTCTTGCCGCAAGAATTATAAATCCAGGAACCACAGACACTCCAACATATAGTGCTGGTGCATCTTTGTTCAATAGTCAATCAAGTACATTGACTGCAAACGATGCTACAATTGTTGCCGCTACATTAAAACATGACCAGACAAACTATGCAACTGGATATTTACCAGCTGGTCCTAATTTAAGCACAGGTAGAACAGGTAATCAATATTTCACTTTTAGATTTGTGAGAACATCTGTATCTAAATTTAATATCAAGTTCACAGGAACAATTGCAGGACTTTGGGTAGCATTACCAGGAAGTACAATTGACACATCATCAACATTAAATGGTTGGTTAGACATGTCTGTAGCTTATGCTGGTTCTGGTGTTCCTGGCGCAGGTTCTGGTGGTAATGGAAGCAATGGTTGTGCATTGGGTGGTGTCGTTACATTAAACTCCGCACAAACTGCACACAGCAAGACTTGCACATTTGGTACTGTATCAAGTTCAAGTACAGGAACAAATGAAATATATGTTCGCATCAAACTCACAAGCGGTCAGACAGTAACGGCGTTATCTTTAGAGACTGCGAGTAACTAATGGCATATTCTGATACACAAAAAATCGACTTACTATTTAAAAAATTGTTTGGTGTTGCTAAGACAGATACAAGCACGAATAAAGGTGCAAGTAATGAATCTATTGCAAGTCCAGCATTAAATCGTTTAGATAAAGTTTGGACAAAATCAAGTGAGATTCCTGCAACGGCTGCCGCTGTGACTGGAGTTGTACAAGCATATCTAACAACAGCCGCAGTAGAATGTACTGCCGACACAACATCAACACCAACTTCTAGTGTCTATCCGACTTGGAAAACTAATTTAACTGATTGGATACCACCTGAATTTGGTTCAACATATTTCGTAAAAGTATATGCTGATACTGCTGGTGTTGGTAATGCACCATCAACTGGAACACAATTATCTGATGCTGGTATATCTGGTGTTGGTGAATGGTGGTTTGATTATCAGTCTGGTGTACTAAATTTCGTGGGGTCATCGCCTATTCCTGCCGCTTTGACCGCCGCAAAAGTAATTTATATTACTGGTTATCGTTATGTTGGAGAGATTGGTTTGGCAAGTGTGAATGGCGGGTCATTTTGAGAAATCATAAATAGAACATCAATTATAACAATAAGGTAAGAAACCATGGCAAATACAGTCATCCAACTAAAGTGGTCTGAAGGAACGGCTGCCCCATCGACACTCAATGTTGCTGAACCAGCGTACTCAAACACATCTGGTAAATTATTTATAGGTCAAGCTGGCAATCAAGTCATTGCGGTTGGTGGTCGCTACTATACTCAACTACTTGAGAATGCGGCATCTGCTAATACAGCAAATACAATTGTAAAAAGAGATACAGCAGGTATCTTTTCAGCGACTGCAATTTATGCATCATTGTTTGGTAATGCAAATACTGCATCTACTTGGGCAACTGCAAGAATAATTGGTGTCTCTGGTGATGCTAATGGTACTGTTTCTATTGACGGTTCTGCAAATGCAAACATTCCATTAACACTAGGTTCAACTGGTGTTTCTGCTGGCACATATGGTGGTACTACACAAGTTCCAACATTCTCTGTTGATGCAAAAGGTCGCATCACTTCAGCCGCCAATGTTGCAATTTCAACTACACTAAACATTGCAGGTGATGCAGGCACTGATGCTGTTGCTCTTGCTACAGATACAATCACTTTCAAAGGTGGTGATGGTATTACTTCTGTTGTAACTCCTGCAAATACTACAGTTATTATTGATGTTGACAATACTGTTGTTCGCACATCTGGCGCACAATCTATTTCTGGCGACTTGTCTGTTACAGGTAACTTAACTATTACTGGTACTACCACAACAGTCAATACTTCAACAGTAACAACAACCGATTCTCTAATCAAACTTGCTACCAATAATACAGTTGGTGATGTTTTAGATATTGGTTTCTATGGACAAGCAAACACAGGTTCTTCTGTAACATATCATGGTCTTGTCAGACAAGCCGCAGGTAACTTCTTCTTATTCAAAGGATTAGTAACAGACCCAACATCAAATGTACTTGCGACTGGTTCTTTAACTGCCGCTAATACTGCCACACTAAGAGCAAACATCACTGGTGGTACAGTCTCTAGTCTTGCTTCTGCAATTGCCATTGCTGATGGTGGTACAAACCAAACATCATTTACAAATGGTATTGTTGCATTTAACGGCACTGCACTTGCAACATTAGCAAACACAGGTACTGCTGGTACATATGGTTCAGCATCTGCTGTTCCTGTTATTACTACAGATGCATATGGTCGTGTCTCTGGTGTAACAAGTACAAATATTGCTATCGATGCATCTGCTGTAACAACAGGCACATTGCCTATTGCAAGAGGTGGTACAAATGGAACATCATTCACATCAAGTCAAAGAGTTATCTTTGATGGCACTAAACTTGCATCACAGGCGAATACTGGTTACACATTAACTGGTGGTGTTGCCGCTGGTAATACAATCACATCATTAACTGTTAATCAGTATGGTGAAGTTTCAGCAGTAACTGCCGCAGAGATTGCAATCGCCGCATCTCAAGTTACTTCTGGTACACTTGCAGTTGCTCGTGGTGGTACAGGTCTTGCATCATATGCAGTTGGTGATATCATCTTTGCCTCTGGTGCAACAACTCTAGCGGCACTTGCTGATGTTGCAACAGGAAATGTTCTTATTTCTGGTGGTGTAACTACTGCACCTTCATATGGAAAAGTTGGTCTTACAACTCATGTGTCTGGCACACTTGCAGTCGGTAATGGTGGTACAGGTAATACTGCACTCACAACGAATGGTGTTGTTCTTGGTCAAGGTTCAAGCGCATTGACTACTGTAGTTTCATCCACTGAAGGTCATGTGCTACAAATCAATTCTTCAGGCGTACCAACATTTGCACATTTGAATGGTGGAAGTTTCTAATATATAATTAATACTATGAAAGGGTTTTATTATGTCCGATGCAAATTTTATAAATGTCTACAATGAGGTAGTACTAGAAAATTTCACTGCTGTGCTGAAACAGAATTTTATGTTTCAAACGCAAATCAAATTTCTTGAAGAAAAGGTAAAAGAAATACCTGCTCTTCAAGAAAAAGGAAATTTATATGAATCTGTTGTTAGAGAAAATGCTAATCTACAAAACAAGATAGTTTCTCTAACTTCAGAAGTTGAAAACAAAGACACCATCATTAAGAATTCAAGTAATAGTGATGTTGATAAACATCGTCTACAGACTGCATTGAATGAGCAAGCAAAGGAACTTGAGAGACTGAGCAATAAATTTGCTGATATTGAAAAAGATATTGCTGATAAAAACTACTACATCAAACAGTTGGAAGACATGCTACCAAATTCAAAAAGAAAAAAACTAGGTTTAGAAATAATTGAATCTGCCAAAGAAGAAGTTGAAGAAGTAAAATCTACCGAGAAAGTTTCTGTAAAAGAAAATAATGTTGTTTTGAAAGTTGAATCGGCTGGCGGAACTTTCTAAGCATGGCAAATACAGTCATTGCGGTCCGTTCTTCGGGTACAGCGGCAGCCACTCCTTCTTTAGGTGTTATTGCTAACGGTGAAATTGCTCTCAATTTTGCTGATGGTATAATTTACTATAAGACTTCATCGAATACTCTTGGTTCGATTAGGACAACTCAGCCTGCCGGTCTCACTACAGAAGTTCAGTTCAATGACGCTGGTTCTTTTGGTTCAAATGCCAACTTCACATTCAATAAAACTATAGCGACACTTAATGTAAATAACATTAATGTATCGACAAACTTTACTGCAAGTGCAGTTGCGACTTCGCAATACATTCAATTCTCAGATGGTTCAAGACAATACACTGCCAATGCCGGTGGTTCGACTGGTTTGGCAAACAGTGGTGCATTGATTACAGTTAATAGCGCATCGCAATTATATGTCTCAAACACAAAAACATCAACATCAAATATAACAGGCGCAATAACTATTGCCGGCGGTGCTGGCGTTAAAGGTAATGTGTATGCCGATAATGTTTTTATTGGCGGACAACAGGCAGGAACAATTGGTGATGCAATGGCAATGGCAATCGCACTAGGATAAATATACTACTATGGCTAAACCTACAACAAGATCCACTTTTAAAACTTACTGTCTTCGTGAGTTGGGTTTTCCTGTTATCGATATCAATGTCGATGATGACCAATTAGAAGATAGAATAGATGAAGCATTACAATTCTTTCAAGACTATCACTTCGATGGTGTTGAGAAGATTTACATGAAGCATAAAATTACAACAGATGATATTGCAAGAAAATGGATTTATGTTCCTGATGCAGTGATTGGTGTTGTGAATGTGTTTCCGTTTGATGATTCAAACTCATCAATCAACATGTTCGATTTGCGCTATCAATTAAGATTGCATGATTTGTATGACTTTACTTCAGTGTCATATGTGCCATATGAAATCACAATGCAACATATTGCAACATTGAATTTGTTGTTCTCTGGTAAACCACAATATCGTTTCAATCGCCATCTCAACAAATTGTTTCTTGATATTGATTGGAATAATAGCATAAAAGAAAATGATTGGGTAGTTGTTGAATGTTATCGTAAATTAGACCCTGATACATTTACCGCATCTGGAACAGCCAATGTTGCGAATGCTTCGGTTGTAGTAACTGGCACTGGAACAAACTTCTACAATGATTTTTTTATTGGTGATGATATCACAGTTGGCAGTCAAACTCAAACAATCATTCAAATTAACTCAGCAACTTCATTGAATGTTTACAGTGCATTCACCAGCACAGCAACTGGACAAACAATCTCAAAATCAGGTATCTCAGATGTTTGGAATGATAGATTCTTAAAGAGATACACTATTGCATTGATTAAAAAACAATGGGGTAACAACCTTAAAAAGTTTGCAGGTATTCAAATGCCAGGTGGTGTGATGTTGAATGGTCAAGCAATTTACGATGAGGCTGTTGTTGAAATTCAAAAGATTGAAGAAGATATTCAAAGTCTGAATGTATTGCCACCAGATATTTTAGTTGGTTAATAATGGCAACGAATCTATATTTCAATAATTTTCCGGTCAATCAAGTAACCAATGAGCAGTTGCTCGTTGAGGATTTGCTGATTGAAGCCATGAAAATTTATGGTATAGATGTTTACTATTTACCAAGAACTACAGACAATTCAGGTATTGATAAGTTGTATGGTGAAGACCAACTGAAGAAATATGTTACTGCATACCCAATTGAAATGTACATCAACAATGTATCTGGTATGGAAGGTGAAGGCGATTTCATTTCTAAGTTTGGTCTTGACATTCGTGATGAGATGACAATGCTTGTTTCTCGCCGTAGATTTAAAGCAAGTGTTCCTGGATTGTTTAGGGCGCAAGAAGGTGACTTAATTTACATTCCTCTTGTTCAAAACTTCTTTGAGATTTCACATGTTGAGCATGAGAACACTCCTGCAATGTTCTATCCATTGGGTCGTGGGCGTGACAACAATGTGTATTTGTATTCATTGAAACTTCGCCAATTCGTATTCTCTAGTGAAATTATTGAAACCGGTGTAGATGAAGTTGATGGACAAATCAGACACAATTATACAGTAACAACAATGACTGTGAATGCTGGAGGTTCTGGAACTTTTGATACAGCAAATAATGAGACAGTATATCAAGGTAGCAATGTTGCTACAGCAACCGCTTTTGCTGAATGCACTTCGTTTAATTCAACAACAAGAAAACTTGAAGTCATTAAAATTAATGGAACATTTGTAAGTTCACAAGCCATTAAAGGTGCCACAAGTAATGCATCTTGGATACTTTCAACAAGTGGTGAATCAAAAGCACAAGACCTCGACTTCTCATTTGAAGATATTGCAGATAATAAAATTGTTCAAACAGAGGGTGATAATATCATCGACTTCTCTGAAAACAATCCATTTGGTGAACCGTAATGTTTGGTACTCATTTTTACAATCGTAGCTTTCGAAAATATGTCGTAATTTTTGGTACGATGTTTAATAATCTGTCTATCAAAAGATATGCTAATGATGGCACTGCAAGAGAAGTTATTAAAGTGCCTCTTGCATATGGTGCCAAAGAAAAATTCATTACAAGATTACAGCAAGACCCCACTCTAACAAAGTCTGTCGCTATAACTTTACCTAGACTTAATTTTGAAATGACAAACATTTCATATGATTCTAGCCGTAAGCAACAATCGGCTATTAAGATTGCGGCCGCTGACACAACAGTCAAAAGAACAGTCAAGTCTCAGTATGTTGGTGCGCCATATAACTTTGATTTCACTCTAAGCATTTTTGTTCGCAACATTGAAGATGGTACACAACTTGTTGAACAAATTCTACCATATTTTGTTCCAGACTATACAGTCACTGCTAATCTAGTTCCATCACTGAATATCATCAAAGACATTCCTATTGTTCTCAATAGTGTTTCACAGAACATAGAATATGAAGGTAATTTAGATTCACAAAGAATCATTACATGGGATTTGACATTCACTGTTAAAGGATATCTGTTTGGTCCTGTTGCTAATAGTGCTATCATTATTGGTATCGATAGTGGTGTTGTTGCCAATAGTGCAAACATTATCACTGGTGGTTCTACAACAAACTTGTTCTACGATACCAATAACAAAGCAATTCAGACTGTAGTTATGCAGAATACTGCAAACACAGGAAACGGAAAATATCTTGAAGGTGAGACTATCAATGTTGAAAACAGAAGAGATGTTCTTGGCACAGTATTGTACTGGAGACCAAATTCAAACACTCTGATTGCAACTTCGATGACTGGTGTATTGTCTGCAAACGATATTGTTATTGGCGCAGATTCACATGCAAGATATCTTGTTTCTACTGTAGAGACTACACCATTATTGATAGCAAATACAAAGATTACTCAAAACCCAGTCACTGCTGACACAAATGATGATTTTGGCTATACCATTCAGTCAAAAGAATACCCTGATACATTATGAAAAGCATAGATAAAAACTTATCAGACATATTCGACATAGACCCAATAACACCAACAAATGTAATTGAGGTCAAAGAGATTACCGTTGTCGAAATAAAAGATTCAACCATTGAAGATGATGTTGAGTTTGCTAGACAGAACATCAAAAAATTAATCAACAAAGGTGGAACTGCCTTTGATAATCTTTTGTTAGTAGCAAACGAATCTGAACAACCAAGAGCATATGAAGTTGTCGCAACATTAATCAAAAACTTATCTGACTTAAATAAAGACTTACTTGAATTGCAAAAGCGTAAGAAAGATTTACAAGGGTCTGACGATAAAAAACAAAGTGGAAATGTAAATGTTGACAAAGCAGTTTTTGTTGGCTCAACAACAGAACTAGTAAAGTTTTTGAAGAATAATAAATGAGTGATAATGGTGGTGGGTATAATGGTAATGCGAGTCTAAAAAGGTTAGGTGTAGAAATATCCTACACTGAAGAACAAGTTGCAGAGATTGTAAAGTGTTCTGAAGACCCAATTTACTTCATTAAAAAATATGTGAAGATTGTCAATGTGGACAAAGGTCTTGTTCCATTCGACATGTGGCCATTTCAAGAAGAGATGGTCGATACATTTCACAACAATCGTTTCTGTATTGCAAAGATGCCTCGTCAGGTTGGTAAGACAACTACGACAGTTGGTTATATGCTTTGGACTGTACTATTCAACATTGATTATAAGATTGCAATTCTTGCAAACAAAGGCGCATTGGCTCGTGAGATTTTAGGTCGACTTCAATACGCATATGAATATTTGCCTCTATGGTTGCAACAAGGTATCAAAGTTTGGAACAAAGGTAACATTGAACTTGAGAACGGTTCTGTTATTTGGGCATACGCTACTTCTGCATCTGGCGTTCGTGGTGGTACTTACAATCTAGTTTTTTTAGATGAGTTTGCCTTCGTTCAACACAACATGGCACAAGACTTCTTCACATCAACATACCCTGTTATTTCATCAGGTAAAACGACAAAGGTTATTATTGTATCGACACCTAATGGTCTGAATCAATTCTATAAGATGTGGGTCGATGCGACAGAAGGTCGTTCAACATACAAACCACTTGAAGTGCATTGGTCAATGGTTCCAGGTCGTGATGATGCTTGGAAAGAAGAGACAATACGAAACACTTCTGAAGAACAATTCAGACAAGAGTTTGAGACAGAATTCATTGGTTCTTCGGCAACATTAATCTCTGGTATAAAACTTCGTGAGTTAGCATTCAAGAATCCTCTTGAAGAAGAGAATGGTCTATCAATATACGAAAGACCGATTGGTGAATGCATTGATGAAGTCACTGAAAAAATGAAACCTAAAAACATGTATACAATGACAGTCGATGTTTCGAGAGGTTTAGGTTTAGATTATTCAGCATTCTCAGTTGTCGATGTAACTACTGTTCCTTACAGACAAGTTGCCAAATATAGAAGCAATACCATTTCACCGTTGACATTTCCTACATTAATTTATAGGGTAGCAAAGTATTACAATGAAGCATTTGTGCTTGTTGAAATCAATGACAACGGACAGCAAGTTGTGGATATACTACATAATGATTTAGAGTATGAAAATATTTTCAAGTTAGAACATCACTCTATTAAAGGTCAGTCGATTTCTGCTGGATATAAAAAATCAGTCTCTTTTGGATTGAGAACAACCTCAGCAGTTAAGAAAATTGGATGCGCTAACTTAAAAGCAATTGTTGAGAACAATAAATTTCTGATTTATGACTTTGATACTATTGCAGAACTTAACACATTTGTGCGTGTTAAAGATAGTTATGCCGCCGAAGAAGGTAATAATGATGACTTAGCAATGACGCTGGTTCTTTTTGCTTGGTTAGTTGCACAGAAATTTTTTAAAGAAACTACAAATACAGACATTAGACAGCACATTCTAGAAGAACAAAACTCCCTAATTGAAGATTCTATGACTCCGTTTGGCATCATAGATGGGTATCAGGGTGTAAATGATTATGAAGAGATGAGAGTTGAGGATGGTGATTTATGGAGTAGCGTAAAAAGTCGCTATCTTTCCTCAAATTTGTAAAACTATAAATAAACAGTAATTGGAATTTTAAGCCAGACTAAGAATTTTAAAGGAGACAAAACATGGCCTTTCAACTAAGTCCAGGCGTAAATGTATCAGAGATTGACTTAACAACAGTAGTTCCTGCTGTTGGGACAACTCAAGGTGCGTTTTCTGGAGCATTTCAATGGGGACCTATCGAGAAGAGAATCCTTGTTGACAGCGAAGTAAAACTCGTTGAACGCTTCGGTAAACCGGATGCAAATACTGCCACATCATTTTTCACGGCTGCCAACTTCTTGGCATACGGAAACAATCTTCGCATTGTTCGTGCCGCTAATACGACTTCAAACTGCTCAACATCAAGCGGTACTGGAATCTATATTAAGCATGAAGAAGATTATGAAGAGAACTATTTTAACGGTGAAGCGGCTGTTGGAGATTGGGCCGCAAGATATGTTGGTGGTTTAGGCGATTCATTGAGAATTTCTATTTGCCCAAGTGCAAATGCATTCTCTGGAAACTTAACTTCACTAGCATCTATCACATCAAACGCATCTATCGTTGGTAACACAACTATTAACCTTAGTTCAAGCGGCGCTACATGGATTGCAAACAATGACTTGATTTCTGTAGATGCTGGTACAACATATATTCGTGTTGCACAAGTTTCTACGACAGTTGTTACACTTGCAACAGCATTGACAACAGCAGTTTCTGCTGGTCAACCAGTTCTTCGCAAATGGCAATATGCCGATAACTTCGATGCCGCACCAGGAACATCAACATATGTTGCTGACAAAGGTGGTAGCAGAGATGAAATGCATATTATCGTTATCGATGAAGATGGTAAATTCAGTGGTACTGCAAATACAGTGCTTGAAAAATACGCTTTCGTTTCTAAAGCATCAGATGCTAGAAGCGACAACGGTTCTTCAATCTACTATCCTCGTGTAATTTTCAATAAATCCAAATATGTCTATTGGATGGACCACACATCTGGTGGAACAAACTGGGGTACTGCCGCTCTAGGAACAACATATACCAACCTTAATGCTGGTGTAGGTGTATCACTATCTGGTGGTACAACTGTAACTCCTACTGATGCAGATACTATCAGAGGTTATGGTTATTTTGCAGACCCAGAAATTGTTGACATTTCATTAGTCTTAGGTGGTGTTGCTTCTCAAACTGTTGCAACATACTTGATTGGTAGTGTCGCCGAGGCTCGTAAAGATTGCTTAGTATTCTTGTCACCACGCCGTGATGATGTAGTTGATGCTCCAGGCAACGAAAGAGCAAATATTACAACATTCCGTAATTTGTTAACTTCATCTTCATATGCAGTCATAGACTCCGCATGGAAATATCAGTATGACAAATACAATGATGTGTACCGTTATGTTCCTATGAACGGCGATACAGCAGGATTGTGTGTTAGAACAGATGTTGAGCGTGACCCATGGTTCTCACCAGCTGGTTTCAATCGTGGTCAAATTAAGAATGTTATTAGACTTTCTTTTAACCCAACCAAAGCAGAGCGTGATGAGTTGTATAAGATTGGTGTTAACCCTGTCGTTACATTCCCTGGTGAAGGTACAATCCTTTTCGGTGATAAGACATTGTTAGCTAAACCATCTGCATTCGACAGAATTAATGTTCGCCGTTTGTTTATTGTTCTTGAAAAAGCAATTGCAAAAGCAGCCAAGTTTTCATTGTTTGAATTCAATGATGAATTTACTCGTGCCCAATTTGTAGCACTAGTTGAGCCATTCTTGCGTGATGTAAGAGGACGCCGTGGTATTTACGATTACCGTGTTGTTTGCGATGAAACAAACAATACTGGTGAAGTAATTGACCGTAATGAATTCATTGGTGACATTTATATCAAACCTGCTCGTTCAATCAATTTCATTCAACTGAACTTCGTTGCAGTTAGAACTGGCGTTGCATTCGATGAAGTTGTTGGTAAATTCTAATAAATAAAGAGAACAGGAGAAAATTAAATGGCTTTTAATGTCTATGAATTCCGCTCTCAGATGCAAGGAGATGGCGCTCGTCCTAACTTATTCCAAGTTGAGATGCAGTTCCCTCTTTTCTCTAATCCCGGAAATGCTTCACAAAAACTTACATTCTTTTGTAAGACTGCTGGCTTGCCAGGTTCTACAGTTAATGCTGTGCCTATCCAATATTTTGGTCGTGAGATTAAAGTAGCTGGTAACAGAACATTTGCTGACTGGACAATCACAATCATTAATGATGAAGACTTCGTTATCCGTAACGCTTTCGAGCGTTGGATGGCGGCGTTGAATTCACACTCTACTAACTTGAGAAATAATATCGCTACTTCTGCTTCATCATATGGCGCAGATGCTGTTGTAAGACAGTATGGTAAATCAGGCGGTGAACTTAAATCTTATAAGTTTGTCGGAATGTTCCCAACCGATGTTAGTCAAATCGATGTTGATTGGGGATCAAACGACACAATTGAAGAGTTTACAGTAACTATGGCATATCAGTGGTGGGAAGCCGCCGCAATTGGCATCAACTAAGTATAGGGAGGGAAATCCCTCCCTTACTTTTTATTATATAATGGAGTGATATGGCTATCAAACTTTTTGGTTTCAATCTAGGCAAGAAAGAAGTAACTCAGGTCGAAAAACCTGAGCAGTCTTCTTTCGTTATGCCGCAAGCCGCTGTTGAAGACGGCGCTATAACCGTTCAGTCTGGTGCGTATTATGGCACCTATGTGGACCTCGAAGGTTCAGTTCGCAATGAACTCGAATTAATTACACGATATCGTGAGATGTCTCTTCATGCAGAATGTGAAGCGGCCATCGATGAAATTATTACTGAATCAATTACTATTGACACTGACGATGGTGAAATCGTTGATATCAATATGGACAAATTGAAACAGCCAGAATCTATCAAAAAGAAAATTAGAGAAGAGTTTCAAAATGTTAAACGCATGTTGAACTTCTCGAATCTTGGAGATGAGATTTATCGCCGTTGGTATATTGATGGTAGACTCAACTATCATATTATCGTCAACGAAAAAACGCCTAAACAAGGCATACAAGAATTAAGATTTATTGACCCACGAAAAATTAGAAAAGTTCGTGAGATTCAAAAAAATAAAGACCCAAGAACAGGTGCTGAATTAATTTCATCTGTCACTGAGTATTATGTCTATAATGATAGAGGCATGACTACTCAAGGATATACAGCAAATGCTGCCGCAGGCGCATCTGGTATTCGTATTGCACCAGACTCAATCATTAATGTAAACTCAGGTTTAATGGATGCCAAGAACACAATGGTTCTTGGTTACTTGCATAAAGCAATCAAACCATTGAATCAGTTAAGAATGACTGAAGATGCTATTGTCATCTATAGATTGTCAAGAGCACCTGAGCGCCGAGTGTTCTATATTGATGTTGGTAACTTACCAAAATTAAAAGCAGAACAATATCTTCGTGATATTATGGTCAAGTATCGTAACAAACTTGTCTATGATGCAAACACTGGTGAGATTAAAGATGAGCGCAAACATCTTTCAATGCTCGAAGACTTCTGGTTGCCTCGCCGTGAAGGTGGTAAAGGTACAGAGATTGTAACATTGCCAGCAGGACAAAACCTTGGTGAGTTGCAAGATGTTCAGTACTTTCAAAGAAAATTATATCAGTCATTGAATGTGCCAGTTGGTAGACTTGATACACAACCTGGAGGTATGGTTGGTCTTGGTCGTGTTACTGAAGTCACAAGAGATGAAGTTAAGTTTGCCAAATTTGTAAATCGTCTTCGTAATAAATTCTGTCAGTTATTTGATGGTGCTTTAAAGGTACAATTATCTCTTAAAGGTATCTGCACCACTGAAGAGTGGGATGAAATCAAAGAATCTATTTGGTATGATTTTAAGAAAGACAATAACTTTGCTGAGATGCGTGAAGCAGAGTTGTTGCGTGAAAGATTAAATTTAGTTGCTACAGTTGACCCATACATTGGTAAGTACTTCTCATTAGAGTGGGTTAAGAAAAATGTTCTTCAACAATCTGATGATGAGATTGAAGAGATGCAAAAACAAATTGAGGAAGAGCAAAAGCTATTTCCTGACTTAGCACAACCATCAGGACCTAATGGTCAACCTGTACCGCCAGGACAAGAACAACCAGCACCAGTTCCAGGTGAAGGAACTGAGTTGGGTGACTTGACTGGCGTAGATAATACTGCTGATAACTCTACTGAATCAAATGGAGAATCTATGACACCTATGCTTGATTCTACTGTAGATAAGTTATCAGGTGGTATAAATAAATCAAAGAAATAATTATTGGAGAACATCGTGGCTAATGAACAAACAAGACAATTCTTAGACTTAATCGGTCAAGATAGTAAAGTAGAAGCAAGAGAAGTAATTGAAGATATGTTATCGCAAAGAATGGTTGCGGCACTAGATGCTCGTAAGCAAGGTATTGCATCGACTATGTTTGACACAGAAACAGAAACAGAATGAAATCCATAAAGAACATTCGAGAAGATATTGTTGTTGAAGAGGAGAAGTCTGACTACTCCAAATTCGACACATTGGTTCGTGCAGGACTTGCCAATAAGGCACAGTTACAAAGAATCCATAAAATTCTTGATAAGATGCAAGAACCAAATCCACAATTCAGTAGTGCTGACCGTGCTATTGTTGTGAATATCTTTAACCGTATGGTTGATGTTCTTTCTAACAACAAACAAGTTTTCTCTTTGGCTCGTAAAGCAGTTAAAGAAGAAGAAGAAATTGAAAACTCAATCAGTACCGAATCTATTGATGAAGCATATGCCAGACCTGTAGATCCACCACCTGTGCTTGTATTGAAAAGAAAAGCTATTCGTGTTTTTCCAAATAGAACAAGAGTTGCACTTTACTTTAATGACAAGATTGGTCGTTACTTCAGTGTGCCTTATTCAACACCAGATGAGACTAGTAAATTTGATAGCACTGCACAGATGGCAGGTATGCAAGCAATTGCTACTGAAGAAGTAATTTACGAAAGTGCATTTGATACATTGAAAAAGATTGTTGATGATAAGCAACATCAAAAAGTAAAATTTGATGATGGCTCAAGTGCAACAGTTGATGGGTTTACTGCATCAGCAATTATGACTGTTCATAAAGCACTCAACGATGATAATAAGAAAAAGTTTGAAGACTTGGTCAATAAAAGTAAAGCTGGTATGATGAAGGCTTCATCTTTTGCATTCAAACAAATGAAATGATTGACGATATCATCAGACAACGATTTGAAGATGCAAAAGATAGAATCTTTGCGTCATTAGATGAAATGCTTGAGCGCAAATTGATTGCTCTCAAAAGAACAATTGCATCAGATTATTTTGAAGAACTATCAGAGGCTTTTAATCCTAACAGACAGAAGGTAGGAAGAATCATTAAGATTCGCCGCCGTATTCGTAGAGATAAAAAGGGTAAGATAGTTATTCAAAAGAATAAGAGAAAGTCAGCAATTAAAGGTTTCAGAATTTCTGGCAATAAAGTTGTTCGTGTCTCTGCCGTATCAAGAATGAAGAAGTCTCGTAACTTGAAGAAATTTTGGAGATCCAAAGGTCGTTCTAAGTTGCGTAGAACATTACTCAAAAGAAAAATGTCAATGAACCGCCGTAAGGCAATAGGACTAAAATAAAATGGCTTATGAAATTTTAAACTCATTAAGAAGTCGTTCAATTATTCGTGTTACTGGTAATACTGCCACACGAATTAACTTGTCGGCTCTTTCAGCTAACAGTTCGCTTGAGACTGTTAACTCAGCATCACTAACACATGTGATTACAGCCACGGATGGTAAGTGGGTAATCTATCGTGGTAATGATGCAAGTGGTCCAGTATTGCTTTCACTGTTTGGCTCAAACGATTTACCATTATCTGTATATGATGTGGCACTTGCTAATGGTTCAACATCAAACATCTATGTGACAAACTCAGGTACAGATGGAACACTTATTATGCAATTTACAAAGAACACTACTTACACAGTTGATACAGGTCTACTATGAAACTAATTAAAGAATATGTTGATAATGTAAAGTACTTGACCGAAGCCGATGAAAAAACAGGCAAAAAGGGGTACTTCATTGAAGGCGTTTTCATGCAAGCAAATCGCCCAAACAAAAACTTGCGAGAGTATTCTATGGATATTCTTGGTAATGAAGTCAACAGATATGTGAAAGAATATGTAGAACAAAATCGTGCGTATGGTGAGTTAGGACATCCTGATACTCCAACAATCAATCTTGAGCGTGTTTCTCACATGATTAAGAGTCTGAAAGTTGAGGGTGATAATTTTATTGGTAAAGCAAAAATTATGGATACTCCTTACGGAAACATCGTCAAAAATTTGATTGATGAAGGTGCTCGTATAGGTGTTTCTTCTCGTGGTCTTGGATCATTGCGTAAAAGAAATGATGGTATCAATGTTGTACAAGATGATTTTCGTCTTGCAACAGCGGCCGATATCGTAGCAGACCCATCAGCGCCAGACGCTTTTGTACATGGAATTCGTGAAGGAAAGGAATGGGTTTTTGTTGAAGGTCGATTTGAAGAAGTCGATATTGACAGAGCAAAAACTGCAATTCAGAAAGCATCCCGCAAGGATATCGAAACGGTTGCCGCACAACTATTCGAGAATTTTTTACGAAAACTTTAATTTTATAAATAAAGAATCATAAGGAGATTTTAAATGGCTAATCAACTCTTAGAAGCGGCTGCCGAAATTCTAGCTAACAGCAAGAAATCTGCACCATCTGACAGTCCTAAAAAACCAGAAGGCGAAATTCAAGACTTGGGTGGTGATACACCTGAAAAGCACGCCGACAGCAATGTAAAAAATGCTACTGGTACTAAAGCAGTAGCGCCGACTACAAAACCATCTGCCGCATCTTCTAAAATGGAAGAAGCTGAAGTTGATGGCGAAATAGTTGCCGAAGACTTGTCTGCTGACATTGATGCAATTTTTGGAGATGAAAACATCTCTGAAGAATTCAAATCAAAAGTTTCTACAATTTTTGAGGCTCGTGTTACTGACAGAATCAATACAATTAAAGAAGAAATCGAAGCCGAATATTCTTCTATGCTTGAAGAAGCAGTTGAATCTATTCGTACAGATTTGACAGAAAAAGTTAACGACTATCTCGACTACATTGTAGAAGAGTGGATGAAACAAAATGAAGTAGCCATCGAAAAAGGACTTCGTACCGAAATGGTAGAAGACTTTATTGGTGGATTGCGTAACCTATTTGCAGAGCATTATATCGATGTGCCTGCTGAAAAAGTTGACCTTGTTGATGAGTTGGCAACGAAAGTTGAAGGACTTGAAGACAAGTTGAACGAAGAAATTCAGCGTGGTATCGAATACAAGAAGCAATTGACCGAAGCTAAAAAGATTGATGTTGTTCGCACAGTGTGTGAAGGACTAACATCTACTCAAGTTGAAAAAATCAAATCGCTTGCAGAGAGCGTAGAATTCTCCACAGAGGAAGAATACCAAGAAAAACTTGAGACCATTCGTGAAAATTACTTCCCTTCAGGAATGAAGAAAGCCAATGCATCGCAAATGCATGAGCAAGTCGAAGATGGTTCAGAAAAACCTGCTATCAAAGACGCTCGTATGGCCGCTTACGCAAGTGCAATTTCAAAAACTTTACCTAAATAAACCCAAGGAGCAAAAATATGTTTCTCTCAGAAGAAATTTCCAAAAAATGGTCGCCAGTTCTTGACCATCCAGAACTAGCACCAATCAAAGACCCGTATCGCAAAGCTGTTACGGCAGTTATTCTTGAAAATCAAGAAAAAGCATTCTACGAAGAAAATAACATTCTTCGTGAAGCTACTACCGCTGGTAGCGGTGGTTTCGGTGGTGGTGCAAACGCAGGTGGTCCAGTTGCAGGTTTCGACCCAATTCTTATCAGCCTAGTTCGCCGTTCATTACCTAACCTTATCGCCTATGACATCTGCGGTGTTCAACCAATGACAGGCCCAACAGGTTTGATTTTCGCAATGCGTTCACGCTATACTGGTCAAGCTAACACAAATGATGAAGCATTCTTCAATGAAGCTAACACCACTCACGCTGGTGATTATCCAAATGACACACAAGTGGCGCTTGGTGTTGCTGGTACTGCAAACACAACTAACACTTTCGTACAAAATGCGGCAGCTGGTAGTGGTTTGACAACAACACAAGCTGAAGCACTTGGTTCATCTGATGCAATGAAAGAAATGGCTTTCGCAATTGAGAAAGTTACTGTTACTGCACTTACTCGTGCTTTGAAAGCAGAATACACAATGGAACTTGCACAAGACTTGAAAGCAGTTCATGGTCTTGACGCTGAAACAGAATTGTCAAACATTCTTTCCGCTGAAATTCTTGCTGAAATTAACCGTGAAGTTATCCGTACAATCTACGGTGTTTCTAAAATCGGTGCACAAGTTGGTACAACTACTACTGGTACTTTCGACCTTGACACTGACTCTAACGGTCGTTGGATGGTTGAAAAAATCAAAGGCTTGACTTTCCAAATCGAAAGAGAAGCTAATGCGATTGCTAAAACAACTCGCCGTGGTAAAGGTAACATCCTTATCGTTTCTTCAGATGTAGCATCTGCATTGGCTATGGCTGGTGTTCTTGATTACAACTCTGCATTGCAATCTCAAGTTAACTTGACAGTTGACGATACAGGTAATACTTTTGCAGGTACTATGTTCGGTCGTATCAAAGTGTACATCGATCCGTATTTCACAGCAACTGGTTCTTCTGAATTCGCTGTTGTTGGTTACAAAGGTACTAACGCATATGATGCTGGTATTTTCTACTGCCCATATGTTCCATTGCAAATGGTTCGTGCTGTTGATACTTCAACATTCCAACCAAAGATTGGTTTCAAAACTCGTTACGGATTGGTTGCAAACCCATTCGCAAACGGTACCACTCAAAGCTATGGTGCATTGACAGCACAAAGCAACAATTACTATCGTTCATTCAAAGTAACGAACTTGATGTAATTAATAAGCCACCTTCAAGAGTGGTATTTGAAAGAGGGACTTCGGTCCCTCTTTTTTTTGCTTATAAATAGACATATGACAGCACTTAACAGAACCCCCAATAATACAAACTTTTTTCAATCAAATAAGTTTCTATTGACATTTCTTAGAGCGCCAGCAATGCAATATTTCTGTCAATCAGTAAATTTGCCTGGAGTGTCTCTATCAGAAATTCCACAATCAACACCATTCGTTGATATCTTCAGACCTGGAGAGAAAATCATATATGATGTACTCAATGTGACTTTCTTGGTAGATGAAGATTTGATTTCATGGTTTGAAATTCACGATTGGATTCGTGCATTGACATTCCCTACAAAGTTTGATGAGTATAAAAATCTAGGACAACTTTCACCAAATGCAGTGAATACAACAAGTCCTCAATACTCTGATGCATCTTTGACTTTGCTTAACTCAAAGAACAATCCAACTTATCGAATTAAGTTTATTGATTGCTTCCCAACAACTCTATCATCCATAATGATGTCAACAACTGATGATGCCAATGCAGTCATTACTGCCGATGCGTCATTCAGATTTACCGTATTTAATATTGACAAAGTTTAAAATTGTGTTATACTAGTTGCAGATTAGTGTAACTATTACTGAGGTAATTATGAATAAATTGAATGAGTTGTTAGATATGTGGACCAAAGATTCTGACATGGACAGAACAGAACCAGGCAAAGAACTTTTAAACATACCAAAACTTCACAGCAAGTATCTGCGTATTCTATCAAACAGTAAACTTGAAGTCAAGAACTGTGAATTTAAATTAGCCAAAATAAAAAGACTGAAGTGGGAATACTACACAGGTAAATTAGATGATGACCAATTGAAAGAACATGGATGGGAACCATTTCCATTTGTTCTCAAATCGGACATATCTACATATCTTGATAGCGATGAAGATATGAATCGTGTGATTGCTCAGAAAGCAGTCAACGAAGAAATGGTTGATTCATGCAACGCTATTTTAAAAGAACTTAACAATCGTACATGGCAACTGCGAGACTTTATAGCATGGGAAAGATTTATACAGGGTGCATGATTTAATAATTAGAAAAGTGAATGAAGTATTCTTACATATCGAATGTGAGAAATCAGTAGCACAAGAATTGTCAGACTACTTCACATTTTATGTTCCTGGTTATCAATTCACACCAGCATACAAATCAAGATATTGGGATGGTAAGATTAGGCTATTTGACCTAAGAAGTTTTCACATCTATCATGGTCTGTTAGAATACATTCGTGTATTTGCTAAAGAAAGAGAGTATACTCTTTCAGTTGATAGATTCTCAGAAGTCACAGAAAACTTCTCAATGAAAGAAGCCCACGATTGGGCACTATCATTAAAACTTTCACATGAAGTGAGAGACTATCAACTCAAAGCGTTTGCTCAAGCAATTCGTAATAAAAGAATGTTGTTGATATCTCCAACAGCATCAGGTAAATCTCTGATACTATATTTGATAACATCGTTTCTTCAATTCAGTATGCAGAATAGAAGAGGTCTGATGATTGTACCAACAACATCATTGGTTGAACAGATGTTCACAGACTTCAAATCATATGGTTATGATTCTGAAGAATACATACACAGACAGTATTCAGGAAAAGATAAAGTCACAGACAAGTTTCTAACAGTGACTACATGGCAATCGATTTATAAAAATCCGCCTGAGTACTTTGAACAATTCGATTTTGTTCTTGGTGATGAGGCGCATCAATTCAAAGCAAAATCATTGACAACGATTATGACCGGTCTTGTCAATTCAAAATATCGCATTGGTTGTACAGGAACACTTGATGGAACTCAGACACATAAACTTGTGCTTGAAGGTCTGTTTGGTCCTGCTACACAAGTTACTACCACAAAGGAACTGATTGACAATAAACAGTTAGCAGATTTTTTCATCAAGTGTTTGATATTAAAATATCCTGAAGACATTTGCAAACAATCAAGAGACTGGGACTTCAATACTGAGATTGAATACATAGTAATGAATCAAGCAAGAAATGAATTCATTAAGAATCTTGCTCTTTCGTTGAAAGGCAATAGTCTAATTCTGTTTCAGTTTGTTGAAAAGCACGGTAAACAATTATATGCCAATATCAAAGAAGCCGCAGGAAAAAGGCAAGTATTTTTTGTCTTTGGTGGAACTGATGTTGAGATTCGTGAATCGGTTCGGGCAATCACTGAAAAAGAGAATGATGCAATTATTGTTGCTTCTTATGGCACTTTTTCTACTGGCGTCAACATTCGGAATCTCCATAATATTATCTTTGCTTCTCCTTCAAAGTCTCGCATTAGGAATCTTCAATCTATAGGTAGAGGTTTGCGAATAGGTGATAACAAAGAAAAGGCAGTATTGTTTGATATATCAGATGATTTTCGAATAGGTAAACATACCAATTACACATTGCAACATTTCATAGAGCGTGTTAAAATATATGATGATGAAAAGTTTAATTACAAATTCTACAACATTGACCTCAAAACCTGACAATCTAAATGTTAAGATAGTTCGTTTAGTTACGGGTGAAGATGTGCTTGCTGACTTTATTGAAGACTCTTCTGATGGAACAGTTTTGCTTTCAAATCCAATGAGTCTTATCTTTAAGAGAATGCCAACAGGACAAAATGCTATGCATATGAGTCCTTGGTTACCAATTGAATTGATTGAAGAGAATATTGCTCAAATACATTCTGCTGATATTCTTACTGTTGTCAACCCAAGAAATGAACTTGTTGACCATTATAATACTGTTGTTGATAGTGAGCAGAATCGTTTGATTCTGCAAGATGAACAAATCAAATATGCTTTGAATAGATTGAGAGAAGAAGAACTGGAAGAGATTGAAGAAGTAATGGAACAGGTTAAGAACAATAATCCAATACATTAACTTTCAAACGGAACACAGTTAGTATACTGCAACTACGACAACCTTGTCAAGTGAAATTTTATAATATTACCAGGAAGACATTATGGCCGCAAACCCAAAACACTATGTAAACAATGCCGACTTTCTACAGGCAATCATAGAGTATCGTCTGAAGGTCAAAGAAGCCAAAGAGACCGATAAAGAAAAACCTAGACTGTCAAACTACATTGGTGCATGTTTCTTGAAGATTGCAGAACATCTATCAAGAAAACCTAACTTCATATCATACTCATTCAGAGAAGAGATGATTTCCGATGGTATAGAAAACTGCATTCAGTATGTTGATAACTTTGATCCTGACAAGTCTAAGAACCCATTTGCTTACTTCACCCAAATCATTTACTTTGCTTTCTTACGGCGAATTATGAAAGAGAAGAAACAACTCTATGTGAAGTACAAAGCAACTGAACAATTTGGAATCATGGAAGATGAGTATGATGAAGACACTGGTACAAGTAGACCATTCATACTCTATGATAACATTTCCGAATTCATTCAGAATTTTGAAGAAAGTAAGAAGAAGAAGAAAGACAAGTCAGCCAATAAAGGCATAGAAAAATTCATTGAGCCTGAAGATGTTTTATTGGAAGACATTGAAACTATTCCTCTAGAAGAAGTAGAGGCAATCTTGAAAGATTCAGAAAAAAGTTCTTGACACCTTTATCATTTTTTGTTATACTGACAGACTATGAAAATTGCACTCATTAATGATACGCACTTCGGTGCTCGTGGAGACAGTCATGTGTTCAATGACTTCTTCTTCAAGTTTTGGGAAAACACATTCTTCCCATACCTAAAAGAACACAACATCAAAACATGCATTCATTTGGGTGATGTTGTTGACCGCCGTAAGTTTATCAATCACAATATTGCATCTGACTTTCAGAATCGGTTCATGCGTAGATTTTGGGAAGAAGGCATTGACACACACATCTTGATTGGTAATCACGACACCTACTTCAAGAACACAAACAAAGTAAATGCAATTCAAAATCTATGCACTTCATATGATGGTGTGAATGAGCCTTTCATCTATGATGACCCTAAAGTAGTTTCATTCGATGGTGTTGATATTCTATTGATGCCATGGATTTGTGAAGAGAACTATGATAGAAGTATGTCTCTTTTGAAAGACGCTAAAGTACAATTAGTATTTGGTCATTTTGAAATCTCTGGCTTTGAAATGGACCGTGGCAATGTGTGCCATGAAGGTCTGAACAGAGATGTGTTTGATAGATTCGATATGGTATTGTCTGGACACTTTCATCACAAGTCTTCAGATGGTGTTGTACACTATCTCGGAAATCAATATGAAATCACTTGGGCTGACTACAATGACACAAGAGGTTTTCATATCTTTGATACAGAGACTCGTCAAATAGAATTCATTCAGAACCCATATAAGATGTTCTTCAAAATTGTCTATGATGACAGTGAACATGATTTTGAATATTGGAAGAAGTATGATTACTCACAATATCAAGGCACACATGTTAAAGTTATTGTAGTCAATAAACAGAATCCGTATCTGTTTGATACTGTGATTGACAATCTTTACAAAGCAGGTTTAGCTGATATCTCTGTTGTTGAAGATTTCACTGAGATAATTATTGAAGATGATAAAGACATTGTAGACCAAGCGGAAGACACAATGACAATTCTTTCCAAATATATTGATAATCTAGAACTCAATGTTGACAATGAGAAATTGAAAACATTCATGCGTGAACTTTATGTTGAAGCCTTGAATACAGAAAATGTAGAATGATAATTTTTCGTAAACTCAAATATAAAAACTTCATCTCAACTGGCAATCATTTTACAGAGATTCGTTTTGATGAATTTGAAAACACACTAGTTGTTGGTGCAAATGGTTCTGGTAAAAGCACAATGCTTGATGGCGTGTGCTTTGCTCTGTTTGGTAAACCGTTTCGTAAAATCAACAAACCGCAACTATTGAATTCAATCAACGCTAAAGAATGTGTCGTTGAAGTTGAGTTTGATACAGGCAACAAGTCGTTTAAAATTATTCGTGGTATCAAACCGAATGTGTTTGAAATCTATCAGAATGGTGAACTGCTGAATCAAGATGCGGCCGCAAGAGACTATCAAGACTTTCTTGAGAAATTTATTCTCAAATTAAATTACAAGTCTTTCACGCAAATTGTTCTTCTTGGTTCAGCATCATTCACTCCTTTTATGCAGTTGAGTGCAAATGACCGTAGAGCAATCATTGAAGACTTACTTGACATTCAGATTTTCTCTGCTATGAATGGTATTGTTAGGTCAAAGTTATCTGAGAACAAACAAGGTCTTTCAGACAGTAAATTGTTAATCGAATCATCTAATGAAAAGATTGCTATGCAAGAGAAATTCATTGCAAGCATGAAACAGAATAATGAAGACAAGGTAACTGAATATGCTAAAGAGATACAAAGTCATCAGAGTACTATACAAACCCTATATGGAGAAGTTGCTAACCTCTCCGTACAAGTCGAAACGCATCAAGCAGTTTTGGCAGATAAGATTGTGGTGGAAGATAAACTCAAGAAAATTACAAAACTTGAATCGCAAATTGAAAGCACAGTATCCAAATATAGAAAGGATATCAGTTTCTTTCAACATAATGACGATTGCCCAACCTGTAGGCAAACCATTGCCATCGGGTTTAAAGAGACGGAGATTGCCAACCTTTCGACCAAGAGTGCAGAGTGTGAACATGGTCTCGAAGAACTAGATTCAAAACTTCAAGGCTTGCAAAAAGCATTGGTTGAGATAAACAATGTTGTAACCATTGTTCAGCAGTTACAGATAAAAATTGCTACAAACAATAATGCTATTACTGAAACGAACAAGCAGATTGATAGATTGAATGCTAAAATTGCAGAATTGAAGTCGCCCAAAGATACCACAGATGCTGAAGAATTAGCATTGTCATCTTTGAAACAAACATTGAATGACTTGAAGAATCGATTGAAAGTGTTACTTGATGAAAAGACATACTATGATGCCGCATCTATTCTTTTGAAAGACACTGGTATCAAAACAAAAATCATCAAACAATATCTACCAGTCATCAACAAGTTGGTGAACAAGTATTTGGCTTCGATGGACTTCTTTGTTAACTTCACACTTGATGAGAACTTCAAAGAAACAATCAAGTCAAGGCATCGTGATGATTTCACTTATGAATCTTTTTCAGAAGGTGAGAAACAACGAATCGATATGGCACTAATGTTAACATGGCGGGCTGTTGCTAAGTTGAAGAACTCAGCAAACACCAATCTACTGATACTTGATGAGATATTTGATTCATCATTAGATACAAATGGCACAGATGATTTGATGAAAATTCTGCATCTTCTTGAAGGTGTGAATCTGTTTGTCATCTCACATAAGGGTGACATACTGCAAGATAAATTTAGAAATATTATTAAGTTTGAGAAAGTCAAAAACTTTTCAAGGATATCAAAATGAGCGATGTACTAGTAATTAACACAAAAGCACCAACACCAGTAATTGAAAGTTTCGAACCATACAATGTGTATGATGAACATCTTCCATTACTGAAAATGAGAATGCCTGATTTTAACTTTGTCAATCCACCGATTGATCCAAAGTCTTTGTCGATAAGATTGCTTAGAACATTGAAACATTACAATGGTCTTGGTCTTTCTGCAAATCAATGTGCATTACCATTTCGTGTTTTTGTGATGATGCCAGATATCGTTTGTTTCAATCCTCGCATTGTTGAGACTGGTCCAGATGCTATTAAGCCTGAAGGTTGTCTTTCTTTTCCAGGAATGACATTGAAAGTTCCTCGGCCTACATATATCATAGCAGAATATGAAGATGCGAATGGAACTACATTTCAAAAAAGATTTGAAGGCATGACTGCACAGTGTTACATGCATGAGTTAGACCACATGAATGGTGTTCGTTTTATTGAGAAAATCAGTCAACTCAAACTTCAGATGGCTAGAAAAAAGCAAAAGAAAATGATTGTAGATATTAAAAGAAGATTAGCAACTCAACCCAAAGTTCAGGAAGAAGTGGAATGAAAGAATGGCAAAAAGGTTTTGACTTAGATTATCTTAAAGGCTTAGCAAGCAAGTTTGAGAAGTATAACTCACACACTCTAGGTCCTTTTACTCAAGTAAAGAAGAACAATATTGCAAGTATGCTAGATGATGGCACACTTCATATTCTTTCAGAAGATACACTGATTGAGATATCAGTCTCAAAAACATCTTCACCAATTACAATGCATGGTAAGACTGTCATTGCAAACAAGAAAAAAGGTGACATTACCTTCGGTAGCATGACTGGTGATGTTGCTGAGTTAGAGAAAAGAATCAACAACTACACTGAAGATTGTTGGATGTATGTTTGGGCAGAAGATACTGAGATGAATACACTTGCCCATACATGTAATTTCTGCCAAGTAGGTCCGAAGATTACCACATTTGGTGAGATGTATATGATATACTACAGAGGAATGGCGAGACCTTTTCCTACAATCGATAAGGCAGAGTATGCATCAATCAAGAAGATTGGTGATGTGAATCCTGAATTGATTCAAGGAATTTATGAAAAGTTGCAAAAGTTGCCTGCGTTTACAAATCATTACAGTAACTACAATAAAGGTAAATCGTGGGGTGCATTGTCACTTCGTGGTTATAGACCAGAACCTGAATTTATTACTAAGCCAATTGAGATGAATGATAAATGGAAAGAAGAGAACAAAGATGTTCACTTCGAATTGCAAGATACTGTATTGTATGATGAGTTTCCTGAAGTTAGAGAGTTGTTAAAAGAGTTTGGTAGTAAAGTTCATCGTGTGAGATTCATGCGTTTGAAACCTGGCGGTGGAGAGTTGGAGAGACACACTGACCAAGTAGACCCTGACTCTGGTGGTTCACTTGGTAAAGTAGCAAGACTTCATTTTCCAATCAAGACAAATGATGATGTTATTTTTACTGTGTGGGGAACAAAAGGTAATGAACAGAAGATTCATATGTCAAAAAATGAGTGCTGGTTTCTTGATACAAGAAAACCACACATGGCAGTAAATGGTGGAGATGAAGAAAGAATTCATCTTGTTGTTGATATAGAGACAGAGAAGAATTTGCATGAGAGGATTATATGATATTAAGTGAAATAACTCCAGTACAATTTTATGATGGTTTGTATTGGAAGAGAGATGATTATTTTAAACCGTTTGGCGAATATCATGTCAATGGTGGAAAAGTAAGACAAGCAATTAAAATCTTTGAACACAAATTAGATGAGATTAAAAACAAGTATTCGAATGGTGTTGTGACAGCGGCCTCTGTTCATTCACCACAGTCTGCAAACATTGCGAAAGTAGCAAATCATCTTGGTATCAGATGCATATCTGCTGTTGGTGGAACAAAACCTGAAAATTTAGATAAACTTGCTATGATGCGTTTGACAAAGTACTATGGTTCAGAAATAAGAATTGTAGCAGGTCATGGTATGACAGCCGTGATTCATTCACGAATGAATGATATTGCTAAAGACTTAAATTATATGCCTATTGAAATGGGTGAGTTGATGGAAGACAATCCAAAAATTATTTTTGAAACGACTGCTGAACAAGTGCAAAATATTCCTGATGAATTAGATAACTTAATTGTTCCTTCTGGTGTTGCAATTCAATTGGCAGGCATCTTGATTGGTCTTAAAAGATACAATAAAAAAGTAAAACGCATAGTTAGCGTTTGTGTTGGTCCAACAAGAGAAAAGAAAATCGAAGGTTATTTCAACAAAGTTTATAACATGAATATAAATGAATTCACGCCTTTCGAAATGTATGCACATTCTGCGGCATACTCTAAAGGTTTTGATGTTCAAGTTAATGGTGAATACATTGATGACATTTATGAAGGTAAAGCACATGACTGGATGAAAAAAAATATCGATTACAAAAATGAAAAGACTTTGTTTTGGGTTGTCGGTAAGAGACCAAGAATTGAAGATGTTGATATGATTATTGGAAATAAATTATGAACTATGCAAAAGAATCAGACATAACAGAGATACTGAGTATTTTTAAACCATATAAGAAAGAAGTCTTTCCTTATTTGCGTAAAGATACATTACAAGAAAAGATAAGAAAAAATAATGTAATTTTTGAAAACGGAGTTGTGATTGTATTTGGAATCTATAAGAAAAAACAAAACATTGGAAACGCAACAGCAATTAAAGGTGATGCATATATTTCAGAAATTGCAATCAAAGAACAAGGTTCAGGAAATGCTTCTGAAGTTTTGCAACGATTTTACAAAGATGTAAATACAAATGTTTGGTTGACTGTTAGGTCATCCAATGAACGGGCTAGAGCATTCTATATAAAAAATGAGATGAAAGAAGTGGGTACAATTGCTTGGTCTTCAGGCACATTGCTTGGCACAGTTTACAAATATGGAATATTATGAATTATTTTTATGAAAAAAATCGTGAGTTACTAGAATCGAATGTCAATAAGACATTTGAAGAAGTGCTTTGGATGACAAAAGATGAATTTCGCCAATGGGTGATTGACCTTCGTAAGACTGTTGTCGAGTTATGGGATGAGAAAGGTCAGCCGCCTAGAGTTGGTTATGATGAGCATGAGATTGTAAAACAATTCAATGAGATGACTTCTTTTCCTGTACATAAATTTCTTGTAAAAGATGAATTGACAAATCAAGAAGATGTGATTCGAAACACAAGCGTGATTGGTAATGCTGTTAATCAGTGGTTCCCAACAATGATGAAGACTCGCATCAACTACACCAAAGATGTGAATAAAGGTAAATCGATTTATGATTACTTTGCTAAAGATGAATTGCTTGATACCTTTGTCACATATGCAAGTAGACACTTCAAAAGAGATTCGTTCTATCATTACTCAGTACCGATTCAGATTGGTGCGATACTTAAAATTGGCTCAGTTACAGTTCAAGTAAACTCTGCAAAAGAATTCGTTGAATGGTTCGAAAGTAAAGAAGGTCGTGGTTTAGACACACATGACTATTGGCTCGAATCGACTGAAGAAGATAAAGAGTATACTGGTTACAATGAAGAGTTGAAGAACAACAAATACATCACACTCACTCGTGAAGAGATTGACACTCTTCCAATACCGAAAAATTGTATTACAAACATCGAATACAAAAACGCAAGCATGTTTAGAATTAGACTCTTTGAAAAAGGACAAAAACTTTATCCGATTGGATTGAAAGCCTTCCGTGTTTCTTTCTGTCAATATGCTGTAAACTTTCCACCATTGACTGCGAAATATCTCTATGAACGATACACTGAAAAATTTAAAGACCAAGACCAAATCAATATTTACGATCCATCTTCTGGTTGGGGTGGCCGCTTGCTCGGTGCTCTTTCTATTGATGATGAGCGTAATATACATTATATCGGAACAGACCCTAATAGAGACCATGATACCACAACCGGTCGTACAAAGTATCACGAGTTCGCCGATTTCTTTAATACAAAAACTACAAGAGCAATAGGAACACTGTTCCCAAAAACACACACATATGAAATATTTCAACATGGCTCTGAAGAGATTAGCAAAGACCCTAAGTTTCAGAAGTACAAAGGTAAGCTAGATTTAATCTTTACCTCACCACCATACTTTGCGAAAGAGGCTTACTCTGAAGATGAAGAACAGTCATACAAAAAGTTCTCTCAATACGATTTGTGGCGAGAAGGTTTTCTTCGTAAGACACTTGAGACTTGTGTAGAGTACTTGAAGAATGACAGGTATCTGTTATGGAATATTGCAGATGCAGTTTTCGATGGTGACATGTTACCACTTGAACAAGACTCAATGGACATTCTAACAAGTCTTGGTATGCAGTATCAAGGTAAGTTGAAAATGTCTCTTGCACAAATGCCAGGTGGTAATCGAATCGATACAGAAACTGGATTACCAAAAGCAAAAAACTTCTGTAAAATTAAAGGTGATATGTGGTTGAAATATGAACCGATTTTCATATTCTACAAACCATGATGTTGTAAAAATACAACAAAAAAACACTTGACAGGACTTCGGTTCTATTGTATACTGTAGTCTGATTAGTTGAAAAGGACTCTGTATGCCCATTACTTCCCTTGATGAATTGCTGATTTCTAACGAAATGCAATTATCGTTTGTGACTATGGATGTGATTCAGTTAATTGAAAACCAAGGTATTCAAACTTTTCTTTGTCAACTTTTGTCTCAAAAACCTGAGTTGAGAGAAGAACTTTCTGCTTACTTGACAAGCACTGCCGATTGTGCTATACTGTAGTTTGATTGATTGAGATACATACATTATGACAAATTTTTCTGTTGAATCCAAATCCCAGTTGGCAAAACTGATGGCGTCAGAGGACTTGCAAGTTGTCCATGCGCCTGTTCAGACTGCATCTTTTGATTTGAAATCTCGCACACTTACTTGCCCTATCTGGAAAGATATGGATGGCGACACTTATGACCTTTTACTAGGACATGAAGTTGGTCATGCATTAGAGACACCTGAAGAAGGTTGGCATGGCGCCACTTCATCTAAAGGCAAAAACTTCAAACACTTTTTGAATGTGATTGAAGATGCCCGTATTGAAAAGAAAATCAAACGCCGTTATCCTGGACTTCGTAAATCGTTTGTCAATGCATACAATGGACTTTTCAATAAAGGTTTCTTTGGTGTTAAAGAACATGAAATCGATGGTCTGTTTTTTATCGACCGTTTGAATCTCTATACAAAATCTAGTTATACTCTTCCCGTCAAATTCAATGATGAAGAATCCTTGTTGGTCAAGGAAGTAGAATCATGCGAAACATGGGAAGATGTTGTCTTTGTTACTGAAAAAATCTTCGGTTTCTCAAAAGATGAACAGGACAAAGCTAATGAAGAAGCCGCCAAAAAGTTGAAAAAACAAATGGCTGAAGAAGGTGAAGGTGAAGAATCTGATTCCGAATCCAGCGATGATGATTTTGATTATGATGAACCTGAAGAAGATTTTGGTGGTTCTACTGAAAGTGATTCCGACTCTGAAGATAATGATGGCACTGATAAATCTGATGCTGATACTTCTGGCAATGGTGATTATGAATTTGATGAATCTTCCGATGAAGAAAATGATTCTGAATCTGAAGACTCTGATGTTGGCGCCGCCATTAATCGTTATAAAGAATCTGCTGAATCTTATAAGCAACCAGTTTGCAAAACTGATGAAGAGTTTCGCCGTAATGAAAATTCACTGTTAGATGAAAAATCTAAAAGATATGTCTATGCAAATGTTCCAACCGCAAATTTGCAAAACATTGTAACACCTGCCAATCGTGTTAACGAACAAATTCTGAATCACTATTCAGACCACTATCCTAATCTGAGTGGTCAAAAATTGTTGAATGAATTCCGTGCCAAGAATGACAGATACATTGGTCTGTTGGCTAAAGAATTTGAAATGCGTAAAGCCGCAAAATCATTCTCTAAATCTAAATTGTCGAACACTGGTGATATCGATATCAGCAAAATCTACAATTACAAAATTGATGACCAAATCTTTCGTAAGGTTATGAGAGTGCCAAAAGGCAAGTCTCATGGTCTAGTGATGTTGGTTGACAAGTCTGGTTCTATGTATGAAAACATGGCTGGCACTATTGAACAATTGTTGATTCTAGTTTCCTTCTGCCGCAAAGTGAATATTCCTTTTGTTGCATATGGTTTCGGTGATGAAACTAGTGTTCGTAAATTAGATTTTCCAAATGTTGACATTTACGATAGAAACACTAACAAACAATTCACCAGCAATAATGGTGAATTGGCTCTGAGTACTGTTTTCTTGCGTGAGATGATTAATTCTCGCATGAGTGCTTCCGACTTTAATAAAGCAATGATTGCTATGGTAATGTTGATGCATTCATATACAAAATCAAATGGTTATCGTAACAGGTTCCGTCTTCCAGAAAGTGAATCATTATCGAACACACCATTGAATTCTGCTTTGGTTGCACTGAAACCTATTGTTGAAAATTTCAAGAAAGTGAACAATATTGAAATTTCAAACATCATCATCATGCATGACGGTGATTCAGATTCTTGTAATGCTGTTCACAATGAAACTTATTATGATAGATTCTACTCTAATGATAATCTCATTTTGCGTGAACAAAAAAGTAAATTTCAGACTAAAGTTCCAATCAACGAATATCGTGGAGTGACAATTAGTCTCATGGAAATGTTGCAACAAACAACCAATTCAAAAGTTGTTGGTTTCTACATAACTACTTCAAAAAATAGTGCAATTAAAAATGCTGTTTACAAGTACTATGAAAATGAAAAAGGTGAGAAGTTGATGGAGAGTAATAATGTTCCACAACACATATACAATCAAAAAATGTTTGAGGCTGGTGAATTAGGCAAAGTGATGCGTAAGCAAAAATTTCTTGAATCATATACCAAAGGCTACAATCGTTTCTATTTGATTCCTGGCGGCTCTGAGTTATCTGTTGAAGAAGATTCTATTGAAGTTGAAGGCAAGATTACATCCAATAAACTTGCTACCGCTTTTATTAAATTCTCTAAAAAGAAACAAGTGAGCCGTGTCCTTGTCTCAAGATTTATCGAACAAATTGCAGTCTGAAAGTGTTGTAAAAATACAACAAAAAAAGACTTGACAAAAGGTAGATTTTGAAGTATACTGTAGTTTGATTAATTGATGTTGAAAGGTTTTTATTATGTCTAGAAGTGATAACCGTGATAAGTTTTTGAGTTTGATTGCCGCTACTGGTCAGACCAGTATCACAATTAAAGAAATAGTAACAATTTGTGATGCCAACGGAATGAAAATTCCGCAATGGTTTACAAAAGAAGAAGAGAACCGCCTTGGTCGTGGTTTGTATAAAGTTCCTAATACGATTGTGGCTCCAGCATCCACTGCACAAGTGAATCTGACTGCACAAGTTTTGCAGATGCCAGTACAATCACCTGCACCTAGTACAATGCAAAAAATTACAAACCTTGTCACTGACATGGAACAGATGAATCTGGTTCCTACTCTGTATTCAAATTATGTTCCTTTTGGTAACTTTGAAGATTTGAATCGTATCATCGGTTCGAATAAATTCTATCCTGTGTTTATCACTGGTCAATCTGGTAACGGCAAGACCATGTCCGTTGAACAAGTGTGTGCAAAATTGAAACGCAAATTTGTTTGTATTTCAATGACTCCTGAAACCGATGAAAGTGATTTGCTCGGTAACTATGTTTTGATGAATGGTGAAATGGTATGGCGTGATGGTCCTGTAACTGTTGCGGCTCGCCAAGGTGCTGTTTTGTGTATCGATGAAATTGATTATGGTGCTCAAAACCTTTCATGCCTTCAGCGTGTCCTTGAAGGCAAGCCGTTCCTTTTGAAGAAGAAAAATGAAGTGATTGCGCCTGCCGCAGGTTTCACTATCATTGCTACTGCAAATACAAAAGGTAAAGGTTCAGATGATGGTCGTTTCATGTTCACCAATGTTATGAACGAAGCCTTCCTTGAACGATTCCCAATTACTTTCGAACAAGGTTGGGCTCCTAACACTGTTGAAAAGAAAATTGTCAAAAAAGAATTGTCGAGTGAAGGTCGTGCCGATGATGAATTTGCTGACAACCTTGTTACATGGGCTGATGCAATTCGCAAAACCTTTGAAGATGGTGGTTGTGATGAAGTGATTTCTACTCGCCGCCTTGTGCATATTGCGAAAGCATATGGTATCTTTGGTGACCGTATCAAAGCAATTCAGTATTGCCTGAATCGTTTCGATGAAGATACGAAAGCATCCTTCCTTGACTTGTATACCAAAGTGGATGCAAGTGTGAATATGTCTAACACTGTTCCTGAAGTGACGGTACCTGCACCTTCATACAAAGGTGATGAAGTTCCTTTCTAAGGTAAACAATACACCTTAACCGAAAAGACCCTTGACCAAAGGGTCTTTTTCTATTATAATACTAACATCTTGAGAGATATGTCGCCTCTCAGGTTATATTTTGAAAAGTGCGACTTACATTAATGAGGTTAATTATGACTAAATCACAAAACGAAAAATTGGTACAGTTTTTCAGCACAGGTAAATCCTTGACTGAAGCCGAGGCTCAGCGCCGTTTCGGTGTTGCTAGATTGCCTGCTCGTGTTCAAGAACTCCGTGCAGAAGGCTACAGCATCTATACCAACAAAACTAAAAGCGGTACCACATACCGTTTGGGTAATCCAACTCGTGCTATGATTGCAACTGCTTATGCAGTTATGGGCTCAAGTGCTTTTGCCTAAAAAAGCCTGAAAATGAAAGAGGTGTCACATACATAAAAGTGACACCTCTTTTTATCATAGGAACATTATGGAAATACAAGTTAAAGTTGAAGATTTGAAAAATCACAAAGTGTTTATTGCAACACCAATGTACGGAGGTATGGCTCATGGGATGTATATTAAATCCTGTTTAGACTTACAAACTACATTAGGTAAATATGGAATCGAAACTAAGTTTTCTTTTCTATTCAATGAATCACTAATCACTCGTGCAAGAAATTATTTGGTAGATGAATTTCTTCGCTCAGGCTACACCCATTTACTTTTTATCGATTCTGATGTACACTACAATCCAGAAGATGTAGTTGCACTGTTAGCATTAGATAAAGATGTTATTGGTGGACCATACCCTAAGAAATCTATCAATTGGGGTAATGTTGCAGAGGCGGCTCGTAAACATCCTAACATGAATCCTCGTGAACTAGAGAAACTTGTTGGTGAATATGTTTTCAATGTTGTGAAAGGAACTTCACAATTTCAAGTAACAGAACCACTTGAGGTGATGGAGATTGGTACTGGCTACATGTTAGTTAAGCGCCATGTGTTCGATAAGATGGCAATCGAATATCCAAATATCAGATACAAACCTGACCATGTTGGACAATCGAACTTTGATGGTTCAAGATACATTCATGCTTACTTCGATACAGTAATCGATTCGAAAGAGTCAATCACTGGTGGTGGCACAGACAGATATCTTTCAGAAGATTATATGTTCTGCCAAATGTGGCGTAAGATGGGTGGTGAGATTTGGTTATGTCCATGGATGAAAACTCAGCATATTGGAACATATGCCTTCACTGGTGACATGCCTAAAGTAGCTGAACTTACCGGTAAACTATGATTATCGGTTTAGTAGGTTTCATAGGTTCAGGTAAAGGAACTGTTGGAGACTTATTAGTTGAACAAGGTTTTATAAAAGATTCTTTTGCAAAACCTTTAAAGGATGCTGTTGCTGTAATGTTCGGATGGCCTCGGGAGTTACTGGAAGGTGACACTGAGGTCTCTCGTTCATGGCGTGAAAAGTCTGATTCATATTGGAGTGAAAAATTTGGATATGAATTTACACCAAGACTAGCATTGCAACTAATGGGAACTGAGGCTGGTCGAAATGTTTTTCACAAAGACCTATGGGTAATATCTCTTCTTAATCGTGCAAAAAACAAAGATGTTGTAGTGACTGATGTTAGGTTTCAAAACGAAATCAAATACATTCAAGACAATGGTGGAGTTGTAGTACGAATAAGAAGAGGTCCAGAACCAGAATGGTATTCTCTTGCAGAGGATGCTAATCAAGGTTTCTCATCTGCAATCATGGGTATGGCTGATAAAGGGATTCACAAATCGGAATGGGACTGGATTGGTTCTGAATTCAATTATGTGATTGAAAATAATCGCACCGTGCAAGACTTAGGCAATGAAGTGAAAAGCATGTTGCAATTTTTTAGGTAGTTTGTTATAATGTTATTTTTGAATGGAGTTAAATATGAAATTGTCCAATAACACAATGGATGTGTTGAAGAATTATGCGAATATCAATTCGGGTCTTTTCTTCAAAAAAGGTAATGTATTGAGAACGGTTTCTTCACAGAAAACGATTCTCGCTGAGGCAACTATTGATGATTCATTTCCTCAAGACTTTGGTATCTATGAACTGAACACTTTTCTTTCTGTAGTGTCTCTGTCTAAAGAAACACCTGAGTTTGAATTTGAAGACAAGTTAGTCAAGATTGTCAGCAACAAAGGTCGTAGCAAAATCAAGTATCGCTATTGTGAGCCTACTATGATTAAAACACCACCTGAGAAGAACATCGTTCTTCCAACACCAGAAATCACATTAGCATTGTCTGAAGAAGATTTCACATGGGTTAATCGTGTAGCATCTGTTTTGAGTTCCCCACATATTGCTATTGAAAGTGATGGTACTGATGTTTGTATCTCTACACTAGATTTGCAGAATGATGCCGCACACAGTGACTCTTTACAAGTTGGTAAAGGTAATGGTGATGTTTATCGTATCATCTTTAAGACAGAGAACATGTCAAAGGTCATCACTGGTGCATATGATGTACAGATTTCATCTAAAGGTCTTGCACACTTCAAGAACAAGAATCGTAAGATTGAATATTGGCTTGCAACCGAAAACGGTTCAAAGTTTGAAGGCGCATAATCATGGGTGAAATAAAAACTTGGACAGATAAATCTCAATACTTAGTTGTTTTGAGAAAAGAAATTTCTGTATTACAAACAAAATACAGACCAGATGAAGAAGGTACTGGACATTTCAATACAGCAATTTCTGTGTTAGAATCTCGTATCAAAGAGATTGAATCTGAAATGAATTGGCCTTTTCCAAATGAATGATAGACGCAACTTTATAAGAGGTGCAGGCATCATTGGTGCCTTTGCTGTAGGTGTCGCATCTTATAAACAGGTGAAAGAAATGGCTAATGAACATAAAGACATTAGTCATCTTGCACCACCAAAAGAAGCAACATCAATTCAGTTTACAGGTGCATATGGTGAGAAACCTAAAGCACCAGAACCAACTATGGGTCAACATACATTCTATGTAAATGGTTGGAGCCAAGAAGTCACTCACCGTGTTTCTATGACTGTTGGTAAAGACAATCGCCTGTGGATGAAAATTGGTGATGAATGGCACAGAGTTGCTATTGAATCTTGATATGAATTATTTTATTATGGAGAATTTGAATGTTAGAACATATGTTATGGGTGGAGAAGTATCGCCCTAAGACGGTTGAAGAGTGTATCCTTCCTGATAGGTTGAAACAACCATTTCAGGAATATGTTAAACAGAGTAGCATACCTAATCTTCTTTTGACTGGTGGTGCAGGTGTAGGTAAAACTACAATTGCAAGAGCCATGTGTGAAGAGATTGGTTGTGACTACATGATTATCAATGGCTCTGATGAGAATGGTGTTGACACTATTCGTTACAAAATCAGAAATTATGCATCATCAATGTCGATGGCAGGTGGTCGTAAAGTTGTCATCATCGATGAGGCTGACTATCTGACACCAAACGCACAAGCAATTTTGCGTAATGCAATTGAAGAGTATTCTTCTAATTGTTCATTCATCTTTACATGTAACTATAAAAACAAAATCATTGAGCCATTACACTCTCGCTGTGCTGTGGTTGAATTTGTTTTGAAGAATGGTGAACGGGCTAAGATGGCTGGTCTTTTCTTTAAGAGAATTCAAAACATTCTTGGTGAGAAAGAACACATCGAATATGAAGACAAGGTAATTGTTGAAATCGTCAAGAAACACTTTCCAGACTTTCGCCGTGTACTGAATGAACTACAACGATATTCTAAATTTGGAAAGATTGATACAGGCCTTCTGGCTCAGATTCAAGATGTTTCAATTTCTGAAATCATCAAGTTTATGAAAGAGAAAGACTTTACATCAATTCGTAAATGGGTTGGTAGCAATGATATTGACCCAACAACTTTCTTTCGTAAAATTTATGACTCGCTTTATGATTCGATAAAACCACAAAGCATTCCTCGTGCAGTATTGATTCTCGCTGACTATCAATACAAGAATGCATTCGTTGCCGACACTGAAATCAATGTGGTGGCATGTCTAATTGAAATCATGGCAGATTGTGAGTTTGTATGAACAACGAACAGAAGATGGATTGGTTAGGTCGTATGGGCGAAAAGATTGTTGTCAACTATCTCAGTAGACAAGGTCTTGTTGTTGAAGAATCAATCGACCCGTATGATAGAGAAAAAGATTTAGTGTGTGATGGTAAGAAGATTGAGGTGAAGACTCAAGTTCCTTTTATCATGCAAAACGCTTTCACATTCAAACCCAATCAACTGAAGAAGTGTCGTGGTGTAGATGAGTTGTATTTTGTAGCAGTGCCGGCTCCTTCTCATTCATATAAGTGGGAAGGTTGGATTTTCAAAGTGAACCCGCAAGAGTTTTTGATTAGAAAATACAATACCAAAGATGGTCGTGAAATGCTTTTGGTTAACATCGTACAAGATGCTGTTGTTCCAGTCGAGCAAGTTTCTGATGAGTACATGGATGAGATGCGTAAGTACACTATTTCAAAGTACTGACCATGACACCATTCGACTTTGTAAACCAAATTTTGCAAGGTAAACAGCAGTTAATTGTTGATGACCTTACAGAGAAAGAGTATGTTCCGTTTCTGACTAATCGTTCACTTTCATACCATAAAGACTGCATTCTGTTCGCAAATGAGATGAACTTGAGGCATCATGTAGATGCCAAAATGCAAAATGATTTTTTACTAAATACCGTTAGGTCTCGCAAAAGACCTTTCACCAAGTGGGCTAAATCTGAAAAAAGTGAAGATATAGAATGTATCAAGATAATCTTCGGCTATTCAAATTCCAAAGCCCGTGAGGCACTTCGCCTTCTTAGTGATGAACAAATCCAAGAACTAAAAACAAAAACGGATATTGGCGGAAAATGAATGATTTGAACAGCTTCATTGAAGTGACATTGAAAGAGCAGGATGATTTTTTAAAAGTAAGAGAAACACTAACCCGTATTGGGGTATCTTCACGCAAAGAAAAAGTCCTGTATCAATCTTGTCATATTCTACACAAACAGGGACAATATTATATTGTACACTTTAAAGAACTTTTTGCCTTAGATGGTAAAGAGGCTACTATTGATGATAATGATATTTCTCGTAGAAATGCTATCGCCAATTTGTTAGAAGAGTGGGGTCTTGTTAAGATTGTCAATCGACAAGTAATGACAGACAACATTGCACCTCTGCATCAGATAAAAATTATCTCATTCAAAGAGAAAGATGAATGGCAGTTGGTCACTAAATACAACATCGGTAAAAAGAAAACCGATTACTGATATGAGATTTTATTATGAAAAATGTGAAAGAAAAAATTGTGAAGTTGAAGAACAGATACTCGGGTGATATTGTCTATGCAAGAAATATCAAAGAGACTGTATCGTCAGAGAACATAGTATTTGTTAGGGTTTTCAAAGAAGAAAATCCTCAAAGAGAATTTCTAGTTAACCTGAATGCCTTTGAGGTCCAGGATAAATAGAAATGTGATGCCTTCGGGGTCACTAATTTTGTAACTCGCTTAAAAGGAGAAAACTATGACACGCTTAACAGCACTATATCCACAATTTGTTGGTTTCGACCACCTGTTCAATGAGTTAGAAAAACTTGTTGAAGGTACTGCACCACAACGCAATACATCTTTTCCTCCACACAACATCATCAAAATCGATGACAGCAAGTATGTCGTTGAAATGGCTGTTGCTGGTTTCAGTCAAGATGAAATTGATGTTGAACTTCAAGACGGCACACTAGTCGTTAAGGGTGAAAAGAGAGACCAAACAGAAGTGGAATATTTGTATCGTGGCATTGCTACTCGTTCTTTTACCAAGTCGATTAGACTGAGTGAAAGTATTGAGGTTCGTGGTGCCCAATTCAAAGATGGTATTCTTAAAATTGCTTTAGAGAATGTAATTCCTGAGCATAAGAAACCAAGAAAAATTGAGTTAAGCAAAGAACTCAATTTTACCAAAAAACAATTACTTTCTGAAACAGTAAGTTAATTGTTGGGAGCCTTTTGGCTCCCATCTTTGCCCCACAACTTATTTTTTTATGTTATACTTACATTATGAAAATTTCAATCGCATCAGATATACATTTAGAATTCGGTGACTTGTTTATCAACAATGATAACAATGCCGATGTTCTTATTCTCAGTGGCGACATTTGCGTTGCCGCAGACATTGGTCGACCTGACCCACACAACATCCTAGAAGGTGCTCGTAGCAATCGTGTTACCGACTTCTTCAAAAGATGTTCGTTTCAATTTCCACATGTAGTGTACATCATGGGTAACCATGAACACTACAATGGTGACTTTGCAACAAGCGGAAACAAAATCAAATCAATGTTAGAGTCTAACATGTTGAGCAATGTTTACTTGCTTGACAAAGAAGTTAAGACAATTGATGAAGTGACATTTGTTGGTGGTACACTGTGGACTGACATGAATAACAGTGATGAGATGACACTGTATCACATTCGTAGAATGATGAATGACTTCCGTTGTGTGAGCAATTCTAATCGTATGATTGAGCGTAAAGTTCCAATCTATGAAGAGAATCCATTGTACACTGAAGATGGTAATAATGGTGGTAAGTATCTTACTAAAGAAGGTGGTGGTTACATTGAGATTGGTCACAAAAGAAAATCTGAGCCTTCAACATTTTCTCCAGAAGATGCAGTTGAAGACCACAAGAAATTTGTGCAGTATATTCAGACTGTGATTGAAGGTAAGTTCGACCAGAAGTTTGTAGTTGTTGGTCATCATGCGCCGAGCAAAGCATCCACTCATCCTCGCTATCAACATGATACATTGATGAATGGTGGTTACTCTACTGACTTAAATGAATTCATCTTAGCACATCCACAAATCAAATTGTGGACTCATGGGCATACGCATGAAGACTTTGACTATATGATTGGCTCAACCCGTGTTGTGTGTAACCCTCGTGGCTACATCAATTACGAAAGTCGTGCTGATTCATTTGAATTGAGGACTGTTGAAGTATGATAGATTTGTTTAGACCTACTTTCGAATGGATCCGTAATGACTATACTAGCAATCGTTTTCGCTTTTTTATTGAGTTGCTTGCTTGGGCTATATCTATCGGGTGTAGCATTACGATGGCTGCCACGGTACCACATCCACCCTTACTTGTTCTCTATCCTATATGGATTACTGGTTGTGCTATGTACGCTTGGTCTGCTTGGACTAGGAAATCTTTTGGGATGCTTGCTAACTACCTTCTGTTAGTAAGTATTGATTTTGTTGGTTTGATAAGGATGTTATAATGCCGTTATATATTGTTGAGACTGTTTCGATGTTTCGTATGCGTTATGTTGTTGAGGCTAAAGAAGAGTCTCATTCACATGATGAAGTCATTATGGAAAGAGGCAATGATTCTTTCAAAGAATTTTCACAAGAGCATATCGATGAATCGATTTTCAGTTCTCGTGAAATTTCAAAAGAAGAATACCTAAGATTGTTCGATAAGGACAATCATTATATTGCTTCTTGGTCTGAAGAAAAGAAGTTGGACTTTATTAACAAGATTGATTATAAAGAATGAAAATCTACAAAAGCGGTTATCGTAATCATTGGGTATCACCATACACTATTCTGAAGACTGTTTGTTTTTGGGAGAAAGATGATGATGTGTTTTACAACCATGAAGAAGTTCCTGGTCACAAGTATGATAAGTGGGTTAATTTTCTAACTCCAATTTGTGGTGCGTGGTCTAAGTTTCTCGATTTTGTTCATCCACAAATCAACTATGTGAAGATTGACAGATACGATACTTGGTCAATGGACCACACATTAGCAGATATCATTCTGCCAATGTTGAAACAGTTGAAAGAAAGTAAACATGGTGCACCTTATGTTGATGATGAAGATGTTCCAGAAGAATTGAAATCTACTTCAGCGCCAGCAAAAGAAAATGAATGGGACACTGATGACAATCATTTCAAACGCTGGGATTGGGTACTTGATGAGATGATTTTTTCTTTTGAATGTAAAATTGATGATTCATGGGAAGAGAAGTTTCGTTCTGGTAAAATGGATAAAAAGACTGTTGCTTGCAAGTGGGATGATAATGGTAAAGCAACAATGTATGAGTGGATTGATGGACCGAATCATACATACGAATGTGATTATGAAGGTATGAAAGTGGTTCAGAAAAGAATTACAAACGGCTTTCGTTTGTTTGGTAAATATTATGAAGGGCTATGGGACTGATGTTAAAACCTGATAAAAATTTTCGACTATCGAAAACAACTAAGAGAATGATGTGTTCAATTGTGAATGACAGTGAACGCAATGAATTCAAAAGAATGATGATTCAATCACAACTTGCTGGTGAAAAAGCAAAGCGTGAATCTGGTAAATCTCGCAAAGATAAGAATGAAGCCTAAACTAATTGATGCATACATGAAGACAGCAGAAATATTTGCTGAATGCTCGACTGCAAAAAGACTTCATGTTGGTGCCATTGTTGTGAAAGATGACCGCATCATATCAATCGGTTACAATGGCATGCCATCTGGATGGACAAACGAATGTGAAGAATATCATGGATTGGATTTAAAAGGTAATCCAACATTAGTAACTAAACCAGAGGTGCTTCATGCTGAAACAAATGCAATTGCAAAACTTGCTAAATCTACCGAATCTGGTTTGGGTGCTACTATGTTTATTACCCATGCTCCATGTTTGGACTGTGCCAAACTTATATACCAAAGTGGTATTAGCAGTGTTCTATATCGTAACACTTATAGGGATATTGCTGGTGTCGTATTTCTCAAATATTCAGGTATTGAGGTGGAACAAGTATGAGTAAGATATATACTACAAAGGTCGTTGAGATATGCGATAACGGTGATGCTATTGTCGAACTACCAGATGAATTGGTAACACAATTAGGATGGGAGATTGGTGATACTTTAGATTATAAATTGAAAGATGGAAAAGTATTCATAAAAAATCTAACAAAGGACAAAAGAGATGGTCGAACTAAATCTGGAAAAACTAAAAAAGTGCGTACCAAATAACAAAGACCATGCAGGTCTGTTGAACGCATTCAATAAAGTGTTTGAGAAGTATCAGATAAACACTAAAGAAAGAGTTGCTGGTTTTCTAGCACAATGTGGACATGAATCTTTAGACTTCACTGTTCTAAAAGAGAATTTGAATTATGGTGCTAAAGGTCTTCGTGGAACATTTGGTAAGTACTTTCCTGATGATGCGACTGCCGCAAAATATGAACGCAAGCCAGAGATGATTGCTAATCGTGTTTATGCATCTCGTATGGGTAATGGTAATGAGGCATCTGGTGATGGTTACAAGTACCGTGGTCGTGGTGCAATTCAATTGACTGGACATGATAACTATACTGCATTTGCAAAAGATATCGGTAAGACTATTGATGAGACTATCGCATATCTTGAAACACTAGAAGGTGCAATTGAATCTGCATGTTGGTTCTGGAAGAAGAATGGATTGAATGAGATTGCAGATAAGAAAGATATTACCTTGATGACTAAACGAATCAATGGTGGTACTATTGGTCTTGAAGACCGAACAAAACATTGGAACAATAATTTACAGGTACTATAGTATGACTAACATGCCACTAGATGTTCATGTATTTCAACTTGCATGTGAACAACATTCTTCAGAAGAAAATGCTGAACTTTATGCAAAATTAATTGAAGAAGAGTTTAATGAGTTTAAGGAAGCACTTCTTGATAAAGATAATGTTGAACAACTAGATGCATGTGTAGATATGATTTGGGTCATCCTAGGCTACTGTCACATGAAAAAATTCAAAGTGTCACAGGCTTGGGATGAAGTTGCCAAATCTAATTTTGCAAAAGTTGATAAAGCAACTGGTAAAGTGATGCGCCGTGCAGACGGTAAAATCTTGAAGCCAGAAGGATGGAAACCTCCTGACTTGAAAGAATATGTTAGGTAATAATCTAACATAGCTATTGCATTCTAACATGAACTATGTTATAATGTTTTTTTGATGTTAATGATATGAAAGAGAATATGAATATTTTTGAAATTGCTAAGAAAATTGCAATCGAAAAGAAACTTCCTCGTGCAGACCGGTACGATTTGGTTCTTCGTGACTTCGACAATATGGTCGAGTTGATTGGTCGAGTTCCTGACCCAACAGTGAACATGAATGATTTCTCTGGTAGAGAAATGCTCGTACCCAAGCGTTGGGTAACCTTAGCCGTGCTTGATGCAGGCACGAAAGTGAGTCTTGCATGAACAAGATATTGCTAATCACTTTCAAAACAAACCATACCATCTTAGGTGATGTTGATGTTAGTAATGAAACAATCAAAATCAAACAACCTGTTCAAGTTGTTGTGATTCCTCCAAAGAGTGCCCAAGACCAAGGCGGCATGGCTTTCTCTCCTTTCTTAGACTACTGTGCTGAATTCAAAACAGGAATATCGTTTCACCGTAACGACATTCTTTGCATCACGACACCAGTGGTTGAACTAGAGAATCAATACAATTCTGTGTTTGGTAGCGGTATTCAAATTGCCACATCTATCCCTAAATAATGATACAATAACTGAATGAGCAAATTCTACACTAGCGTAAACTGTGTAGGTAACAACATTCTCTATCGTGGCGTAGAGAACGGTCGGCGTATAAAAGAAAAAATTCCTTATACGCCGACTTTGTTTTTACCTGCTAAAAAACAAACAAAATTTAAAACCCTCAAAGGCGACTATCTCGAACCTATGAAGTTTGAGAGTATTCGTGATGCCCGTGACTTTGTGAAAAGATATGAAGGTGTTGATAGCTTTGAAATCTATGGTAACAATCGTTACGAATATGTTTACATTTCAGATGAACATCCAGAAGAAACTATTGAATGGAATGTTCAAGATGTTTGTGTAGCCTATCTTGATATTGAGGTTGGTTCTGAGAATGGTTTTCCTGAACCATCACTGGCATCTGAACCTGTGACTGCAATCACAGTTAAACTTTCTAATGATCCAAAATTTTATGTATTTGCATGTGGCGACTTCAAACCACATCGTGATGATATCATCTATACACAATGTCGAGATGAGTTGTCTCTGCTTTCAAGATTTATAGAATTCTGGCAGAAACATTATCCTGATGCATTGACTGGTTGGAATGTCAAAAACTTCGATATACCATATCTGCACAATCGAATCTCAAGACTTTTTGATGATAAAGAAGTGAGAAAACTTTCTCCTTGGGGTCTGATAACGGTTCGTGAAGAAACCTTCTATGGTAAGACAACTAAAATTTATGACTTGGTTGGTCTGCCAACATTGGACTATTTACAGTTGTTTCGTAAGTATGCACCAAATTCTTCACAAGAATCATATCGTTTAGACCACATTGCACAAGTTGAGAAAGTTGGTCAAAAGATTTCATACGATGAGTATGATAGCTTGCAAGCATTGTATCGTGAAAACTTTCAGTTGTTCATTGAGTACAACATTCGAGATGTAGAACTTGTAGAAAACTTGAATGCTAAAGGCCGCTTGATTGATATGGCATTGACTTTGGCTTATGACAACAAGGTTAATTATGATGATGTTTTTACACAAGTTCGTATGTGGGATACAATCACATTTAATCATCTTCGTGCAAAGAATATCATTGTTCCGCCAAAGAAAATATCTTCAAAAAACACTGCCTATGAAGGTGCATATGTTAAAGACCCACACTTAGGTAAACATGAATATGTCGCATCGTTTGACTTGAACAGTTTGTATCCGCATTTGATTATGCAATACAATATCTCTCCAGAGACTTTGGTAGAACCTCGTGATTATACACCAGAGATGCGTAAAATTATTGCCCAAGGTGTTACAGTTGAAAAACTTTTGACATGTCAAATTGACACATCAAAATTAAAAGATGTAACTTTGACACCAAACGGTCAATTCTTTCGTACAGATATCAAAGGCTTTCTTCCAGACATTATGGAAAGAATTTACAATGGTCGTGTGATTTACAAGAAAAGTATGATTGAGGCACAGCAGAAGTATGAAGTTGAAACGAATCTTGAAATAAAAAAAGAATTGAGCAATCACATTTCGAGATACAAGAATCTTCAATTGGCTAAAAAAGTTGGATTGAATTCTGCTTATGGTGCTTTGGGTAGTCAATACTTCAGGTTCTTTGATGTGAGACAAGCTGAAGGTATTACCTTAGCAGGTCAACTAAGTATTAGATGGATTGAAAATCACATCAATCAATACATGAATAAATTATTAAAAACAAATGAAGTTGATTATGTTCTCGCCTCAGACACAGATTCGATTTATCTCAATCTTGGTCCGCTTGTTGATAAGGTATATTCGAAAACAGGAGATGTTAACAATCTCATCTCCTTCATGGATCGTGTCTGTGAAGATAAAATTCAACCGTCTATTGATGAAAGTTATCAGAAACTTGCTGACTATGTTCACGCATACGAACAAAAAATGCAAATGAAGAGAGAGGTTTTAGCAGACAAAGCAATCTGGACTGCTAAGAAAAGATACATTCTTCATGTGCATAATTCTGAAGGTGTTCAATATGCTGAACCACAAATCAAGATTCAAGGTCTTGAGGCAATTAAATCATCGACACCAAGTGCATGTCGTGAGAAGATTAAAGAAGCCTTGAAGATTATCATTG